TGATTCGGAATTATCACCAATCCCGTCGCCGTCAGAATCCATTGTTTCGGTTGGATCTAAAGGGAATGCATCTTCTGTATCATTGACACCATCTCCGTCATCGTCATTGTCAAGCATATCGCCTACGCCGTCGCCATCTGTATCATACTTCAAATCGCCATCTAACGGAAAAGCGTCTTCAGTATTATTGACACCATCACCGTCAATGTCAGGATCAGCATTATTGCCAATCCCGTCACCATCCGAATCTTCGTTTTCAAATTTGTCATTCGGAAATACGTCGGCGTTGTCGCCTACTCCGTCGCCGTCTGTATCGGCTGTTTCCGTTGCATCATTTGGAAATGCGTCAGCGTTGTCGCCTACTCCGTCGCCGTCTGTATCGGTTGTTTCCGATTTATCATTTGGAAATGCGTCAGCGTTGTCGCCTACTCCGTCGCCATCTGTATCGGTTGTTTCCGTTGCATCATTTGGAAATGCGTCAGCGTTGTCGCCAACACTATCACCATCACTATCAACCCATTCCGAAGCGTCGTTAATCGCCCAATCGGAGTTATCGCCTACACCATCTCCGTCTGTATCGGTTGTTTCCGTTGCATCATTTGGAAATGCGTCAGCGTTGTCGCCTACTCCGTCACCGTCTGTATCGGATTGTTCATTTGGGTCATTAGGGAATACATCGGATGGATCGGAAACACCGTCACCATCACTATCAGGAATCAAAGGTTCAGAGTCTTCGCCATCACCAATGCCGTCGCCGTCTGTATCGGGGTCATTAGGGTCTGTACCCAATTTCTGCTCATCCATGTCGGTAAGGCCGTCACCATCTGAATCTGCATCAGGGTCTTCGGGAGGCGGTTCTTCTCCCTCTCCAGGTCCGAGAGGTTCTGGGTCTTCACCATCAGGAATTCCGTCACCATCTGAATCTTCTTCATTTGGGTCAGTTTCGCCCGGATCAACTTCACCATTTCCATTTTCATCTTCTTCGCCATCTTCTAATCCATCCCCATCACTGTCGGGGTTATTCGGGTCTGGGTCGAATTGATCATCGACACCATCACCGTCACTATCGACAGCTACTACTACACCGGATAAAAGAGAAATGCAAATCAAGTAAGCGATAATCCGTACCCTTGACATAGATTAACCATTGAGCCCACATATATGAAAATCAATGCGGGCTGATGCTCGAAAGCACACTTTAGACAAAAAAACATGATGCTCCAGTTAGCCTATGTTTTTCACAATGAACCCAATATCGCAGTATTAGCGAAAATGAACCACGCCAAAAGCGATTTAGAAATCAATGACAACCAGATATACACCCTTTCGCCATAAAGATAATTCGGATACAAGTTTCCATACTGGAATGCGTGATTGAATGCAAATGATTGGAATAAGAAAAATTGTGATATGATGATCCACCAAACAAACGTCGGTATCATATCCCAACCAACGCCTAACTGCTCTAGGTTAAGAATCAAAGAACCCCATATCGCAATCCAGGGGAAAACACCTACAATGCAACCAAAGATGAAAGGGGTCCAATCGGTTTTTTCCCGATCTATTGGGTTCATTGTTTCGCCAAGCCAACCAAAGAGAATCATTCCTACGTTAGCTCCAGCGATAGCGACTAGCGCAGTTAAGTTGTTTAATCCAGAAAGAAGCATGATAATTAGAATCATAACAGTTGCAGACAATGAATACTCGACCCAACGGAACAAATTTCTCCCACGCTCTAAGTCGCGCTGGTAAATCTCAAACACGCCCGGAACAATCGTCAAGTAATGGAAAAATGCAGATAGCAAAGAAAAAGTAGCAACCCAATAAGCCAAAATAGCATCATAATTAACCAAAGTAAAGGGTGTGCATTCTCCCGATTCGAAACAACCAGGAGGACCTGCAGCGAAAGTGCTGATTATCGAAATCACAAAATCAGTGTTAGCGAAAGCAACCATGATTAAACCAGAAATCAAGTGTACCGTTCCAACAATAAATGAAAATCGCCTTATCCGATCATAGTCTTCTTGCGCTACGTCTTTTTCTTTGTTGTAAGTTCTTTTTCCAACCGTTGTAGCTTGAGATTTGTTGCCAACTTCGATTCGAGGCTCTGGTGCTTTTTTGCGATTGAAAATTCCTTTTACTTTCTTTCCTAAACGATTAGGATTCGTCATAACCTTCCAGCCTTGACCCTTCGGAACTACTCTCGCTAAGTTGCCGCCATCTCTTTCAGCAGCAGCAATAGATTCTGCTTTTGTTCGATTAGAAGAAGAATGCTTTTCCACAAAAGGTTGTTTCGTGCCTCGCACGTCGTACCTTCTGACCATATCTGACGCTCTCTGTTATCCTTTTTGACAAATACGGTTAATCCATGTTCAAAAGCATGGTTTCAATCAAAAATCCCACTCTATTTTTCCATCCCATACGTTTTCATAACTGGCAACTTGTTCCGTATTAACCCCCAAGTCTTTCGCTAATTTTCGCTTATCGTCATACCCGTTGATGTAGTCTTGATCTTCGAAAACCCGGACAACATTGAGTTTGTCTGCCCGTCCTGAGCCATCATCGAGTCTAAAAAGCGTAATAGCAGGGTCAACTTCTTGATCGTCTATGTTTGTCACTTCGACGTATTCACCAAGACTTTTCTCATCCATCAAATTTACAACTTCATTTGGTATTCTCGATAAAACCATTGGGTCGGAAAATATGCTCATGCTAGGGTATCGTCCTTCAGCAAAAGCAGTTCGAGGGCTAACATCTCGAAATACCAGATATTCAAGTCCGGCATCGAGCATGGCCTTTTCAAAAATAGTGAAATGATTTTCTCCGACCACCTGGTAAGAATTATCAAGATCATCAGCCATCGAAGTTATGATCATGGCTGCGATTTCAGTTTCAGTATTATTTGCTTTCATTTTCAACCAATCCTCCTTGTTGCTTACTCCTTGCACACCATCCCAACCTCCGCCGTATTTGATGTATGAATCCATGAAAGCATCAATGTCAAGGTGCTTTGCTAAACGTTCTCCAGCAATCATATTCGCTTCATCGTTTTTTGCACCAAGATAAACGTTGCCGACTGCATACGGTCCGGTTTTGAATTTACCAATTTGTTCATCGGTGTATTCGACTCCAGAACTGCCGTCGAAAACCTGCGGATTTAGGTCGAGGGGCGGGTTATCATTTTCTAAAACCCACAAACGGCCTCCACTACGTCTTTCTCCAGTTGGAATGAATCTATTCAAGTTAGCAGAGAACTCTTTTGCTTCATCATTCTCCGCTGAAGCATACCATTGTGCCATTATCGGTTGATTGGTCAAAAAGCGTGCATTGGTGATTTGATTTCCCTTCAAACCCGATCTGCCCCTATTCATGCTTCCTCGGTATAGCCTTGCATCGTATTTTCTCCTAGCATATTTGGTGGCGTTTGGATTGTAAATGTAATTGAGCCATACAGTAGCACCTGGTTGATCGTGATATGAGCCGGGCGGACCTACAGTATATGGCGGCCAGGGTCTTTTTAGGGACTTAACTTTCGTCTTTATTGTTCGAACATTCCAACCAACTTTTCGCATTTTGGCAGCATAAGATTTAGCGCGTTCCTTGTTCGAATCTATGTTCCGTACATCTGCAATGTATGTCTTGCCGTTAAGGTTGCGAAATCTCCGCAGACTGTGTTTTGAACGGCCTCTGACCTTATTCCCATACTTATTCCAATATGGATCTCTGAAGTATTTGTCAACGTGCTTATTCCTCTTGAAAGGCGCTTGCTTTCTCTGCTCTTTGGTTGGCCCAATAACCGATGATTTGCGGTATTTTCTCAATCAGCATCCCTCAGCAAATCTTGGTCGTAGTTTTTCCCCTTTCGAAGTTGTTTTGTTCTTGCACACGCCCACTGAGTATTGCTCATTCTAACGCCTTTAGGCCACCCCCCAGGGCGCTTCTTTCCATTGTATCGGTTGCGAACTGACTGAGGGTTCGAATTGGCAGCACCCCATCCCCTGTCGAAGCTGGCTTGATGAATTTCTTTTGAAAGCCCGGTCTTTTGGCTTGCTTCAACCACGCAAGGGTGAAATCTTGATTTGTTGTATTGTTTTGCACTAAGATTGAATCTATTTTCAAAATCCTGTATGCTTGCATTTAGATTTGGTTTATTCCAAAGTATCCATCGAGAAAGCGCACCTGCAGTTGTAGGGTCATTCCAATTCTCATTCCTTTGATGCCGCCGAAGGTATCTTTCCTTGCGTCGAGGGTCTTTGTGCTTCGTATAATCGGAATATCCTCTGCCTCCGAAATGGGTCTTCTTTGTTTTCCCGTTAGCATAAACAAATTCAGCAACCAACTTCTTGTCCTTTCTAGGACTTCGAGAAATTTTCACTGAAATCGGTCTCATCAAGATCGCCGCCTATTGCTGACGTAAATCCCGAATCCCCCGCTTCGTGGGATGACCCTTGCATTTCTTTTAGCAACCGTCCTCACTCTATCAGCAACCATTCTAGCGTAGGTTTTGCTTCTTGTAGCTCCAATGCCTCTAAATTGCTGATTATTGATGTGGCGAATAGATTCAGAAGTTCTTCTGTTCATGTCCTTTCGAACTCGCAAAAATGAAGCGTGTCGAGGCTTACCAGATTTCATTTTACCTCGGAATTTGTATTCGACAATAGCGCCTTTTGGTGGCGGATTCAACCTGTCTGCATCAGTCAAACCGATTCCAAGTTTGAATTTCAATCCAGGCTGGGCTAAAGATTCCATTAGCAGTGATCCAACTTTTCCTTCATTGCTATTCAATCCTTCTTCATATCCAATGACTCTTGCCTCTTCAGTCCATGATGGCTTTACTTTAATTATTGAAGATTTTCGACCTGAAGAGTAAGGAGATTTAGGGTCGCGTAGCATAATCCCTTCAGCGCCCCCCATCACCAAGTCGTCCATAGCGGCTAAAATTGATTCTTGAGAACCGTCTTCAACAACCACTTGCGGAGCTAAAATCAATTTGTCTGTCGATGGAATCATCTTCGTACCTAACCAACCGCCACCGAATGCTTCAGTCGGCGTGCCGTCGAGATTGTAATATCCGCTTGTTTTCCAATTCTCATCAGGCAATTTAGCGATTCCACTTTTCCATTCTCGCATTAGATCCATTGCTTCTTCAAAATCTTCGGCTTTCATGTATTCTCGAACCCCGCCACTCCAAGCACCGAACTCATCTTGAGCCAATGTTTTCACGTCGGAATATCCTTTGTAAAGTCCTGGAGCATCAAATACAACATACTTCAATTCATTCCATTCGTCCTTGTTGTAATCTTTGCTTTTGGGTTTTCTTCTGATGATTGAAGCGGCTCTTTGATACTGTTCTCTGCCAGCCCAAAGTTCACCATCCAACCTTACCTTTGGAAATCCTTTTGTAAATTCTTCTGGAGCGTAAAAGACGTTGCCATTTTTAGAAATGAACTTTTCACCATCCCAAATTGCCCTGTATCCATCATATTTTTCGCTCATAAGCCACCCGGAATAATTCTTCTTTCCCTTGTACCTAGCAGCCTTCATTATTTTCGGAGCCATTTCTGTTTGATTGACTTTATTTGATTTAGCAGCGGATCTCTTTGAATCAAAGTCAACGTTCGCAACGGGCTGTTTTTGTTTATCATCATAGCCTCTTTCTTTGGCTTCAGCCTTGACTGCCTTGTATGCCTCTTTGTCATCTTTGAAAGTGTTTGACATATCAAGAATAGCCTTGAATTTCTTGTTGTTCATCGAGCCGTAGTTTCTCAAACGGCCACTGGCCGATCTAGCAATGTTTTCCATTATTTCACCTCATCCTCATTCTCAAGCCCAATTCGGGAATCCTCTTTTTCGTGACTAAAATCACTGGTTGATGATCTAAATACTGCCGTCTTTTCTCCCCTGGACGTTGAACCCTTTTCATCAAATTCTTAGAGTTCTGGTCCTTTCCTTTTGCTAATACATCAACATAACTTTTGTTAGCGACGGTGACTGGTTTGGCAGAATAAACAGAATAATGGGTTTTTTTACCTGCTTGATATTCAACCACTCTAACCTTGTTGTTATTCATGTTTTTTCGTATGAATTGAGCAAGTCTTCGAGCGTCAAATTGGGTATTTGCATCTGCAACCCTAAACCCTTTCCAGCCGTCAAATTTCCTTACACCTTTGCCTTGAGATTGTTGAAAATTATACCTTCTTGATTTGAATTGCTTTCGAGCCCTTGCTAACCCTCTTGTAAAAGGAGCAGAAGTTCTAGCTCTGTTGGCTTCTCTTGTAATCATAACCGCCAACACTTCTCTTTCCTTTCGAGTATTAACCACCTTGTCTTTTTGCGTGTTTGCGTATGCTTGAATTGCTCCAGCCACGTTTTCTCTTTTTGGACCGGCGTATGAAGATAGTTGGGTGACAAGATAATTCCTAGCAACGGGGTCAGACAAGTCAACACTTTTCATTCGCTTGAGGGTTTTGATGATTCTATCATTTTGTCTGCTCATTGTTTTTTCCTCCAGTATTGGGGTTGATTCTTCTTCAAAACACCTTTCATTTTCAAGAGTTTGTTATTTCCTAAATTGACCCATCTTCGTTTAGTTTTTGGACCGATAGGAACAGTTCGGATCAACCAACCGCGACTTCTTGCGATTCTTGCCGATTGCCTAGCGCTTTCTTGGTCTTTCCAAATAACCAAACCAGAATTTGTGTTGTTCGACGTGTATTCTAAATCTCGGCCTCTAGCATCTCGATATATCCGCCTAAATGCATGAGGCTTGTTTTTGTTTTTTGCATCACCTGGATATGGCGGGCCTTGTCCGTTTTTCCAACCTTGGTGCTGAAAATCAGGCTGGATTTGACCAGTAGCAAAACCACTTGTATGAGGCGGTTTTTTTATTATGAAATCATTATTGCTCCTTATTCTGTATGGCTGACCATACTTTCCGCCTTGATTTTTGATTTCCCAAGTCTTTGTAAAATCCCAACCATCATTACTCTCCTTAACACTAGGATTTAGGGTCAATTCACCAATCGGCATACCGTGAATTTGAGGCTCTGCTGAATACCATAGTCGGCGGGCATCATTTCCAAACACTCTCGGCAGAAAGCGGCCATAATTTCCAGCCTCTAATGAATCTAAAACATCGTCTTGATCCCAGTCGGCAGGGTAGTTATGACCATCAGGCAGTTGAAGTTCTGCACCATAACCTGTTCTTACTATCTTTTTGTCTGTACTATCTTTCTCACCGCCAACGGGGTTTGCTTCGTAAAGAGCTTCGAATGAATGAACCGGATCATCTTGATGATAAGGGTCACGATATGGTAAATCTTTCATGTTGGCCTTGTATGCATCATATTCTTCAATGACTTTCTTGACTTCATCTTTTATCGGTGGCGCTCCATCTTGGACCTTTCCATCGAGCATCCAACCGCCACCCTTTCCGTCATCTGTTGGTTCTGCGTTCAAGTTGAAATCGACCATACTGCTCATCATCACGCCGCCAAATTTGTCTAGGCTTTTGACCTCAAAATTTCCATCATTGTAAAGGTCTAAGAAATCAACTTCTCCTTCAGAAGCAGACTCAAAAAATTGGTCCTTTCCTTCATCACCTCTCATTTCATAAACCCGAATATCTTCGATAAATCCATTCGCTAGTTCGGCTAAATCTTCCATGCCATTGAAAATCTGCTTTCTGTAATCTTCTCTGTTTTCGGCATCTTGGATGAGTTTGTAATCTCCACTTCGATTTACTAGAACCGCCCATTTCTGAAGATGCTCGTCGCTGATTTCCATTACGGTCACATTGTCTGGATCGTATTGTTTAACGGAATTCATAATCTCTTTTGCCTCTTCAAGAGTCCATGCTGGATAAGAATTGGGCCTTTCATCGGGCTTCTTTGGGTGTGGACCATCAGAATACAGCCAGCCTTTGCCCGGACTTCGCCCTTCAGCCCCGTCTTCGGGCCAATATCGTGTTTCAGTAGCCCATTGAACTTCAACTCTATATGGCGCTGCAATGATTGGTTTTCTTGGCGTTGGATCGGTTTCAGATGGGAAATGATAATCCCAATCATCGACAGCATCCGAAAACGATGAGTCGTCTGCGACTACGCTGTTGAAAAGACCTAAAGTTTCGAAATCAGGTACGCGCCATGAGCCCGAATTATTTGATACGCTTTCTTGAACTGAATGCTTGAAAGGCCCCTGGTCATTCCAATTTTTGTTGTTGTTTGCCTCGTAGTATTCTCGAACATAATCTCGAATAAGATGCTCCCTTAACGATTGATATTCTGCACCGTTAGGCTTCAAATCTTCTGTTTGGTCAAAAATCCACATATCTTTTGGGGGTATTTCAAACGCTATTTCGTTAGGAGATAAACGTGGAAATTTGAATGGCAGCGTTCTAACGCCACTCTTTAGCCCGTATGATTCTCGAACCAAGTCTGCCAATTGTTTTCCCTTGAATTCCTTTGAATCTCTTTCGGGGTCGCCTGATAGATCTTCTGCAAACCTATCCAGCTTGAATGATGGATTTTTACCTCCTTTGTATGAATATCCGCCGAAAGAACTACCTCCGCCACTTATCCCAAACCTCTTTGAAACCTTTTCTAAGATTTCTTCGTCTGAAACATCTTCTGCCCTTCTCCATGAACTTACGGTTTCATCAGCAAAACGCAAACCCAAAGCACTTTTCAAAGCACTACGTTTTAGTGGATTGTCTTTGGAATCTATGGTTTCTGCAGTCCAACCTGCAGTCACCGTATAATCGCCTTTCTGCTCATCTTTTGATACCATCAAGCCGCTATCCCTGTATGTCACGTCGAACAAACGACGATCAACCATAGTGCCTGTATTTTTATCGACAATGAAATAACCGGCCTTTTTGGTCAAGCCCGCCTTGGTTGAGGGAATGTAGCCCGGAGCCTTCGCCATAATTTAATTCAACATTCATCCATTATTCATGCTATCGGGATCGTAAAGCCGAAACGCACATTTTTTCCCGTTTTCAACCATGACACATTGAGTATGTTGAACTTTTTGTCATTTGCTTGAAACGGTCGTAAATCACCCTATCGCACTTCAAATCAGCACCACATAATGAGCAATGATTGATTTCTTCTTTCCTGGGTTTCAAACCGGGGGGATAATCGTCAAAGCAATGAATTATTCGATTGCTCGAAGTGATGAAAAATATCGACATGGGAATCAAAAGAATTCTTTTGTGGGTGCATCGAAATTAAATCCGAATTTGAATGCAAGCTGTAAAACGTGAATGACAAAAATAGCAGAACCGACAAGAACCAAAATTCCCTCATCCAAAGTATTCGCTCGAATTATCAGCCACCCGGTTCCTAGAAAAGCCAAAACGTCTGTCAATGGGTTCGCAACGTATGACCGGTTATTGTCGGCCATTCCCATTTCAGAAACCATGAAGTAAAACACGCCAAAAGCAGAGCCAGCAAAAGCCCAAGCAGTGTTTGTCAATGCAGTATTCATACTTTCGATAGTTGATTCTTCAAGAAGTGAAAATCCAAAAGTCAGTATTACTACTGGACCGAGCAAAAAAATCAATCTTTGTAATCCATTCATCTTACTCAACCCGATCATCGACTCCAATTTGTCCTTTTGCATCCACAATACCAACGTTGCCAGGAACCCACCACATCAAATGATTGTAGCGCTTGTTCTCGGCGGAGATTGATGCCATCTGCATTCGCCTTGATCGCATTCTGATTTCAGCACGCTTCAGTTGCCGTTGGATGCTTTGACGGTTTCTGCTTGTGTTTTGAATCATATTCCCAGTGACGGGGTTTAGGACAAATTTTGTTCTTTTCAAATCCATACGCCTTCGTTCGTTCATTCGCATTTCTTCAGCGTTAAGTTGTCTTAACCGTTGAAGCTCTTTTTGACGTGATGATGAGTCCGTGATCCAATCCGAAGGGTTTGGTTCTGAGTTGAAACGCTTTTGATAGCCTCGCTTTTTCATACAGTTATTACAAGTGCAAGCGCGTCCGTCTTTCATTCCACCACTGCAGCCACATGAACCCATTCAAACCCGCCTCCGCATTTTCATTGAAGCACGCATGATTTGATTTGAGATACTTTGACGGTTTCTGCTTGTGTTTTGAATCATATTCCCAGTGACGGGGTTTAGGACATATTTAGCCCGCCTTTGACGCGATTGCCTTTGAGCCGCATAATATTCATCCATGCTATTGTAGCCAAGAGGCGCTCCCCTGGGCAAACCTCGCCCTGTATTCATGTTGGGGGGGTCAGGATTACGCGATAAAACACCATCCATAGAACCATCCTTCGGCAATCTTGGATTTGAGTTGTATATGTTCTGCTTCAAAGAAGCATCAGTAGCGTTTGTCGGACCGACTATTGTATGAGCCTTCGGCATTCTCAAATCACTCTTGTATTTTTCAGCCTTCTTTTTGGATTTGAAACGACGCATAGCCTTTCCAGTATTCGTATTGACAACAACCCAGCGCTCATCATCATTCCAGCGATCCGCCATATCTGCTGAACCTCTTGGATTCATTCGCTTCTGATAATTCTTAGTTCCGCAAGTGCATTGACCTTGTGGTTTCCCGCATGAGCCCATTCAACGTCGCCTCCGCCCCATTGCACCGCCATAATAGCCTACGTTGCCTCGACTGTTTGGATATTTCAATCGGCCTCCACTTTCACGGTTGAGCGCCATTTTGGTTTGTCTTGGAGTACCATATTTGTCGATATAATCAGCAATCTGCTTGTTAATCATTGCAGTGGATTTAGAAGAGCCCGTTGGATCAAACATTGTATTGTTGATATTATTGGTTCTGTAGTTGCCTCGCATTCGGTGAAGTGCAGGGAGATTTCCGTTTGTTTGTATTGAGAAACCCCTGGCGTTGCCGTACATGGGCTTGAGCCGGACAACGGAATTTCCGTTTTTATCCATACCCAATCCAACCATTTTCAAGTCCGTTCCCTTAACGGGTATAGCCTTCCGAAATCTTGTTTCTCGTACCATGCGTCTTCGCCTCTTGTTCAAAGGTGCCTTGTTTTTCCTTTTCAAATATGCGCTACTGTTTGTTGAAAAATCATATTTTTGCCCCCTTATTTGTTTGATTTTATCTTCTGCAGCCTTGATTGCTTCATTTCTTTTTTCCAATGCAAGATCGTTATTTGCTTCAACGGAATCTCTTAGTTCATTTTGTTTAGTCTGTTGAAACCAAGCATCCCATTCAGGAGTTCGAACATAGTAGTCGTCATCCCAGTCGTCATCTTCAAGCTCTCCCATGAGCCTCATTGCACCCTCCGTTCTTTTCTGCGCTCTAAATTGAGGAAAGCCTTGCCAAGCGCCGTATTTGTTCAAAGACGTATCGCTCTCAATCCAAGTTGGCTCTTGGAATTGCGAACCATATTCACCATCATCCCAGGGGGCAACATCGGGATAATATTTGAAATCCCATAGCAGTGATTCGACGCGTATAGATCGCTGCAAATCTTCAGCCAAGCCCCTGCCCTTCGAAGGCATTGAACCGATTCTAGCAAAACCGCCAGTATTGCCTACACGATCAGCGGCTAACATCATCATAACTTGTTTGACTTGTTCGCTGTCTTTCGTATAGGTTTCATCTCCGTCTGCAAAAGAGATTAAAAGTTCATTTTTTCCACCATGAGGATATTTGAAATCACTATTTCTTTTGAGAAACACTGCAACGTTTGGATAAACGCCTATTTCATCCCACCCGTCTTTGTAAATTTGTGGTGGGATTTTACTTTTGAAATCAACGCCCCTTTTTCCGAAATAATCCATCAATGGATTCAATCAATCACCTACTTTTTCTCTTGGTATTGGTTGTTCTTTTCGGAAAGTGAATGTAATTTCTGTATCTGTTTGTTGATCCAATAGGAACAGTTCTGACATAGACATTGAATTTACGCCTCAATCCTTCAGCACGCGTTCTTGCAGAATTTCTTGTCAGGCTTTCATTGGCGAAATTGACATAACGCCTGTTTTCTCGAACGGTTCTGCCTTTGGCTCCTTTCCTTAGAACATTGATATTTCTTATTTTAACTGGATTTGAACGTACAGTCAGCCCCATTTCACGGGCTTTTGCAGAGGAAATATTTCGCCCGAACATTCTCTGAGGCGGATAAGTTGACATCATACTCCCAAATCCAGCAAGCGGGTTTGCCGCCGCTACTGCAGCGCTTGTAATATCGACGTTGACTCTTTTTCCAAACGATTTAGCCCAATCTGGTAATGTTCCAGTGACCCCTCCGCCCCTTTCCCAAAGTGCGGTTAAACCAGGGCCATATTGTTGAGGCATTCCATTTATTTCAATGAGTCTTTTTCTTGAAAATCTTTCTTTGTAGCCTTCTGGTAAATTGATTGATGCTCGATACTCAGGAGTATATTCAATGACCAATTCCGATCCATCGGCATCAAAGTCGTATGACCATGATTCGATGCAATCTGTTTCACATTGACCTGCAAGACCGGAATCAACGTATCTTTTTACCCACTCTAAATCGACCTTATACCTCGTTTGATCCACTTGTGTATCGGGGAGTTTCAAGCCTAATTTTTGTGCGGCCTTTTCGATTGCATCCTTTTCCTTTTTCTCTTGGGCTTCTTTTTTGGCCTTTTCAGAAGCCTGGAACTCTGCTATTGCTGCCTTTTGTTGCTCATCGGAAATGCGCTGGCGCTCCATTCTTTCTTCTTCCATAGCGACTCTTTCAAGAGGGTCTAAATCGCCCATGCCCGCCTCTAATTCAGCCAATTGCCTTTCAAGTGTTTCACGCTCTTTTGTACGCAATTGTGCGGCAATGGATAAATCCGAAGTTCCAGTCACTCCACCGGAAAGAGGATCAACATATTTCACTCCAGCTAGAACGTTTTCAGGAGTATTTTCTAGTTCTTCGAGAAAAGTTCCACGTTTCACCCTTGAAAGAACCTGCTGTCGTCCGGATTCATCAGTCACGGTGACGGTGTTCGTTCTAGCGTCTGCTACAACTCCGACCCAATCCCCGGTTGACATTTTCGCTTTTCCAGTTGTTTCATCAAAAACCTGCCCCGTTTCGAGATTGACAAGAAAAATATTGGCGGGCTCTTTGATCGTGGCGAAACCCGGCCAATCCTTGAGAGGGAAATTAGCCCTTGTGTATGGTTTTCCGTAAGCAATCCAAGAATCACGGTTTGTCGATAAGGTGAGTTGGTTTTGAGTCCATGCCGTGTAAAGCGGACCATTACGCGCAAAATCTCTTCGTAGCAATTCTTTCATTCTTTCATCATTGGCTCTTATGCCGGAGGCGTATTCAAGGAATACTGAATCTGCTTTTGATTTTGAAGCGCTGAAAAGACGTTTAAGGAGGCTTTTGTCCTCTTTTCGGTTTAAGTCAATCGCTGCACCTGCAGCAGCAACACCAGCGACAGCAATGGGAAATCGGTATTCATCCCAAAATTCTGCAAGGGCATCCTGATTTTCCTGTGTGTTATCGTTTGCTTGTTGCTGAACAGCCGGTGAATCCTCGTTTGTTATGATGTTGGCTTGAGCGTTTGCAGCACCGGATACTGCACCAGAACCCGAAGTTGGCGCTGTTTCAGTAGGATTTAGTGATACGGTTCCCCCTTCGCTCGGAGGGGGATTTGTTGAAGGCGGGGGTGTTGTTCCTCCTGGCTGAGTTCCGGGAGTCGGAGTCGGATTTATTGTTGGAGGCGGAAGTGGATTTGGAGCCGGTTGTCCGGGCGTTGGCAAAGAAAAAGACGGGTCTGGGTCATTGTTAGCAAGCCCTGTCAGCGGGTCAATCAAGAACGTATTCTGTTGATCACTAATGACAAATTGATCATAATTGTATTTTCGATTCTTTGGTTTTCGTTTTCGTGGATTATCAGACATTTAATCACCATCCAGTTGTAGGGTTGCCGTCAAAGTCAGCAGAGCTTGTAGCGAAACCAGCGGCTCCACCGACTACGCAACCTATGGCAGCAGGTACTACAGCAGCAAAACCTAACCAGACAAACACGCCAGCAGTTGCAGCACCGGAGACACCGCAACCTACTACGGCACCCTCCCAGTCTGTTAGCAAACCTTCATCTTCAGGGCCATAATTTCCAAACCCGTAAGGCTGTGGTTCGCCATAATCAACGTAATTATCGGGCAATTCAGAATACTTAATGTCGCCAGCCCCGTCACCATCCAAGTCAATAAGATCGTCTTGAGGAATAGCCAAACCGAAAAATGACGTGTTGACTAGCAAAAGCCCAAGAAGCAATACCCCTATTGTGACTGGGAATCCATATCCACCTTCGAATACGTCATCGGTTCCTTCATCATCCGAACCCCAATAAATCGCTAGAATTATTGATACTGCAATAAGTAGCCATATTCCTAGAGTTGACCATTCAATGAAAGTCCAATTGCCAAAAGAAAAGTCGATTTCTGAACCAAAGGATGCTAGGAAAAACGTCAGAATTAGAAAACCGATTGCCCCTAAAGCAATCAGTCCGACGATAACGCCCTCGCGGGTTTCAAATTCTGAGTCATCGACCATTTATTCAACACCTTTAACCAATGGAGAACCGATCCAGTCCAATAAATAGTACAATGGTGCAGCACCGCCGGTCAAACTGAAGGCGAACCATAGCCACTCTCCATTCTCCCCTGTTGTTCTAAGCACGCTGAACATAACCAGGGTTTGACCTGCGATTAAACAAATTGCACCAATTAGGAAAATCCATGCAAAAATCGTATCATCTGATGATTCAGCACATTGAGTAATGCCGTCTGCAATATCGCTTGTTCGACATTCAAACACATTAAATGCATCTAATCCGGCAAGAATTAGCAAGAATCCACCGACATAAAGCCAAGCAACAATTCTTCGCTCTCGTTCAATATCACCCAAGAACCCATTCGCCATGCTTCGAGTTGGGTTGAATCGGTGCTTTATGGGTTGCCGTCATTATTGGCTCATATTCACACTTTATGGTCGCATTTTTAACGTCTGGATTTAGCCTTTTTGCGATCATACAATATCGAGCCTTGAGGATTCCGAACTCCTTTTGGATTAAGGTGAAAAAGTCCAAATCTTCTTTGATAAGGCATTCTGCTCAAGTCAATCAATTGGCTCCCATCCGACATATAGACACCACCCTTAATTCCCGGCTTCAGCTTGAATCCACGCTCGTAACTTGGGTATGGTTGTCTGAAGTAATTTAACCACCCTTCAGCGGTTTTGACTGTTCGTACTTTGTAGCCATAATTTTTTCTTGCCGTTTGCGCTTGTCTTTGAGCCTGTTCTTGTGTTCTTTGGGTGTTTCGAACATCGGCTACATACAGCACATGGTCATCACGCCCATTGCTATATGTCCTATGCCTGAATGTGGTTGGTCGAACGTAGGTTTTTCTCTTTCCGATTTCACCGATTTTCACGTTCATAGCTGGAACGTAATTCTTTTCTTTGCCCCAATCTCCAATATTGATTCGCTTGTTGCCTTTTGCGGAGTATTTTTTCTCACTGAAATCTCCCCATTCTCCCGCTTGGATCACGGCTTCTTGTCGAGGGCGATTATGGGCTACAAAATCTGTGAGGCTTTCTAATAAATCCCAATTCTCCATCACATTATCAGGCCACACCCAATCTCCTTCTTCGACCCTAATGTTGAAATCCGTCATGTTGTCAATCATTTGGCCTTCGATTCGATGCAGAGCATTTATCGCTGCTGGAACTCCCTTTCTTGCATCTCGCTCTAATTTCCAAATTGCCTCGCGTGCTGCATCATTGTATGCTAGCCATTTTGCGGGGGTGTTAATGAATCCTCCAGGGAATTCTTGAATGTATTTTTCAAACCTTTGACTTTCATATTTGTTCGAACTTAGCGCCTCTTCAAACGTTAAATCTCCATCCAATATGTTCATTCCGTCGTGGCCGAAATAATCATTGAAAGGATCGTTCCATCCTGGGCCTTCTATAATGTTATCAATTGCTCGAACATCCATTTTCTCGTTTTCCCTCATGTTATCAACAATCGAGCGCGGATAGAATTCAAGGTCATAAACTCCCTCGAAATTTCCAGTGAATCCATTTCGACCACCTACAAAAACGTTATTTTCGTCGTTAAACCAGTTCTTCACAACCGTTCTTATGCGCTCTGGATCCTCGCCCTTTATACCGACTTCTTGGTATCCAATGATTCCATTTTGAGCAGAAAGTCCTATGCTGTCGTCTTCTGATTTAGAAGCCAAACGTATTTCACCAATTTTTTCTTCAGTATCTTTGTCATAAACGTCCAATTCGATGTAAGGCATCATTGCAGTCAAAACTTGTTCTGCAGATGCAGGTTTAACTCCCCAGGGGCTCATACTCTTGATGGCCGTTGACTCAATCCATTCTTTTTCTAATCGCTTTTGAGCCATGTCTGCGTTTATCATCAATTGATCCCATTCTGCTTTACTGCCCGGTAATTTACGGTCATAACCCCTTTCCGATAAGGATTCGGAATTGTTGCGATCTCTTTCGAGCATCTTTTCTAGCATTTCAATATCTTCTTGCGCTCGAATAATTCTTTCTTGATTTGCTTGTATTGAAGCATCTAAGCCATCCTTTGCATCTTGCACTCTTGGATCAATGCCTCTCATAGCCCCCCATTCACGCCATTTTGAAAAAACATGGTTGGTTGAAGCTCTCCAAACCCTAATCGGGGCTGCGTTTCTCCTGGTGCTTCTTTTGTCAAATTCGGTTTTCTCGATAATCCCGTTTGATTCTAACCTTCGGATAAATGCTCCAAGAATCCTTCTTTCGTTTGGCTCTTGTAATCTCCCGGCTGCGATTTCTGGTTCAAGAACCGCCCAAATATCATCTGTTGTAAATTCATATTGTGTTGCTACAACGTCTTCAATCATTTGTTCGGCTAATCCTCCGACCTGCCAATCAACCGGAACGTCTTGTGCATCTTGGACTCTTTCGGCTGCTTCTATTCCTCGCCTTGCAGCATCGTCAGCCTCGGGGTCATTTTCTTCTCTTCGAAATACCATTTGAAAACCCTCTCCGAATAACCCCTACTTTGAGGGGTATGTTTTTTTGTAAAAGAGCGATATATTGCGATTTTGGTCAATCGCTACTCTCTTTTGTTTTTCGAGCCTCCAACCTGATTTCTTTTGCGCGTTTTCTTGCTTCTTTCTTCAAATTGCGATTGTTTTCTCGCTCAATTTGTTTTAGTGATTTGGGTTTTTTCGGTTTTTGTCTGTTAGGCTCCCTTAGAAGTCCAAGAGTCAAGATATTGGGCTGACCATTATCCTTCGAAACTCTCACTGATTCAACAATTCCTGTTGCTCCATTATCGACTGCATCCAGAGTCCGATTGACTCCACGTTTTAGATCAATCCCTAATGGATTGTTTCTAATTGCCTTGGCTCCAAAGAATCCAATCACGGCTGCGATTGGAATTATGCCAGCAGTTGCTATTGAAGTTGCAGCAATTCCAGCACCTACAGCTAGACCGGTTCCAGTCGTTGCGATCTCCAAACTGTTGTATTTAGCAACGGTCGATAGTGGAATGCCTTCGTTATAACTCTCCCTCGCTGCCCGATAGTTGGCAATGTCTTCTCTTTCTTTAGCAATCCTAAGTTGTTTTTTCAGTTCTATTGCTGCCGCAGAATTGCCATCCATTTTTTCTGCTTCTTCTCGTTTAAGTTCTGCTGCTTTCTTCGCTGAATTGTAGGCATCTCCTTCTGATTTACCTTCTCGAAGAAGTTTCTCCCTGTATTTCTTGAAATCGTCTAATTCTATTGCATCGAGTTCTTGTTTTCTTGATTGCATTCCGGTTTTTCGCCTTCGAGTCGTCAAACGTTGAAGCCAATTGCGATTATCTTTTTTTGGAGTCGCTTTGGATCGGCTTGACATTTCATCTGCTGCAATTCTATCCGATAAAGAAGCCCTGTAGGAGCGTTGTCTTGCTGATTGAGAAGAAAATACCGACCAACCTTTCTTTGTTTCGACTAGTCTTGCATTTGCCCCGCTTCGGTCACGGATCATTTGTGCGAGCGCTTCTGCTGCTTGCTTGTTAGATTGAGGCGGAGATACTTCAGTGAATTGTTTTCCGTCGATTTTTCGTGTTCGTCTTTTCATTCTGCCTAGCATCATTTCCCGAATTTGACCATCAGTATATCCATTTCTCCGGTATATCTCCCAAGCGTCATCCATCGTGACGTTTCTCCTGGTTGCTAGAACGTCAATTTGTTGTTCAGCGTTTAGCCTACGCATCCTTTCACTCTGAACTTTTATTGTCGAGCGCGAGGACCGTGTTTTCGATTTACGCTTCGCCATCAATGAGGGTTGCATTCGCTTCTCTTATGAAAAGTGCCTAACAATCTTGGATAAATGCACGTTTTCAACGGAGTTATTGCTCATGCAACCGCAGCGACCATTGTTTCTGAAGATAGGCTTTGGTTTGCTTTTCGACTCTCGATTGTTGGCTTCCATTCTTCATCAAATACCTCGTACCCGTAAATGTCCGATCCAGTCATAGATTTCAAAGCAGATAATTTGTCCTTCAGTACTGCCGTTTGTCTAACCTCTGCAATGCCGTCTTTGAGTCCTACAAATTCACCTAAAGAGGGCGTTTTTGTTGTTTTACGGCTAACTCTCCCAAGCAATTGTTCGAGTTTATCACCTGCAAAACCCTTTGTTCCAATGATAAGATGCCGTGGCCTTTCACCCGTTCGGTCATCGAGATTTATGCCTGTTCCTCCGCTTTGCGGAGTCATAATCATAACTTTGTTTTCTCCGCTTTGGAACTTATCGACTTCACTGATCCCTTTCTGGTATTGAGTCAATTCAGAGAAATTTATTCCGTCTTCAGCAAGGCGTTCTTTAAGTAGTGTCGCTGCACCTTTTCGCCCAACATACCAAGTCTTTTTACCATCTTTTTCTTTAACAATAGGTATCAGCCCGCTGTTTTTCCCCGAAGTCTTGTTTAGTTTCTTGATTCTCCGTTTGACTTCTTTTAGCGTGGTGCCTCTCGTCAATCCTTTGAATGATTGGTCGCCACTTGTAGCTACAGCAACAACAACTTGTTTTCCATCTTCTAATGATTGTCTTAAGTTATCATAGATCGCTGGAACCTTATGCGCTTCCTCCCAACGTTGCATTTCAAGTATTCTTTGACCTGCAGACGCTAGCCCTGGTTGCCGACTCCAATATTCGTTAATCTGTTTTTCTTCGTTTTTTATTCCGTCAGTCATTTCGACGTTCGAAGAAATTATTGAACCGAAAAATGGGTGTATTCTCCGCATCATCAAACCGTTAGAAATCAATTGCCTTCTGTATTCCGAAAGACGTTTGTTGATTTCTTTCGAAGACAACGTTGAAGCCCAATATGATTCTCCGAATGCACCTTGTTCTTCATAAAGCCCTAATGAGTCGTAAATTTCCTGTTGATCTATGCCTGACACTCTGCTAAGGAAATACGCCCCAGCAGGTGCAGTATCAAGTGGCGTTGCCGTTGCGAATATTGCTTTTTTTGCTTCGATTGCCAATGCTTTTTCTGCTTGCGGACCTGTTCTATTTTTCATGTTGTGCGCTTCATCATAGATGACTAAACCATACTTTTTATTGAGAAATTCCTTTGCTTTTTTAGATGTGCTGCCTATTTCCGAATAAGTTGTTATGTCGAAATCTTTCAAATCAATATTAAGTGCTTCTGCGTCGTTAGCGAATGACCCTTCTATGGTTTCTTTGTTTTCGGTGACAATCAAAACGGGCCTATCTTTTGCATCATTATTCATTTGCCATTGGTTAGCTACAGCAAGCATTTGTCTTGTCTTTCCGAATCCAGTTCCGTCTGCTAGCAAAAATCCTCCGTCAGTTGTTCCTAAATCGCTTTCAGGCCGGTCAAGAAGAGAACTGACCATCAAATCAATTCCTCTTCTTTGTTCAGTATCTAACTGATCGTAAGCGCTTGAATAATCGTTTGATTGATTCATCGGTATTCTATCTTCTCCGATAACCACCATTGGCGGGCGTTCTCTTTCGAATGGGTTGGATGAGTATGCTCTGGTCTTTGTTCCGTTGTCCGTTATTTTGTAATTGAATACAATCGGCCACTCTGCTAAATTCATCCTTCTAGTGCCAATACTCTCACTTTCTGGATTGTAGCGAGTCAATGACTTTCCGTGATTTAGTGGTTGCTTTCCTTCAAAAATTTCACTCATGTATGGTGCAATGTTTTGATTCTGAAAACCCCAATTTATGTTTTTTTGAAGTTCTCCTTCAGAATCCCTGTAATACATCTTCACACCTGCTGGCGGTGTCTTTTTGTTTCGAACATATACTCCAGATTGGTTTTTCCATTTGACAACCCTGGCGTTCCACCCTTTCTTTCGAAGCAGTTCTGCGACTTGTTCTGCTGGATACCTGAGCGCAGGGAGCCTTGAATCCGAACCTATGTCGCTTTTTTCCAATCCGCCTCGATTGCTCCATGCAGAAACACCGATCAATGAATACTGTTTGCCATCAAATTTTCTCTTTCTTTTTCTCATCTTTGTGTTCAATGCACCGTATGAGCCGACGTAATTTCTCTTCATTGTTTCACCTTCAAATCGTAGTTCAAATCCCAAGACTCTTCTCTAACTCGGAAGCCTCTATCGTTAGTTTCCAGGTATCCTTTTTTCTCGAAACGCACATCTTTTCCTAAGAAATTTGATATTTGATTCGCAGTGTAATTCCCGTTGTATCTTGAATTGAGATGCTGCAAAATTTCACTGGTTGATGCTGGCCCCAAGTTGTTTTTATTGCGATACCAAAGATACCTCACCATTTCCTCTTTTCCTCTTCGACTATTTTTCCAGCCGATTCTGTTAGTGCCGAAGTATTGTGATGGGATTGGTTGCTCATTCCATTCTTTTCTGACAATTTTATCCTTGAAATCTAAATTGACTTTATTGTATTTTTTTTCATCAAAGATGTTATCTTCGAAAGACCGTTCCGTTATGTTCAATCCGGTTCTGCTTCTGAATTTTCTTCCGTCAATTTTTGACTTGAGATTTGCTTTTCTCGCTTCTTCAGATGAAGCTTGGGGGCGTGGCGCTTGATCGCTACGTCCGCTTGTCGTACCGACTCCGATTCTCTGCTTTTCATATTGGTCTAAGGCTCGCTCTAAGGCCACATCTGCAAGACTTATCGCGGTTGAACCCTTCATATCTGACAACTCTCGAAAACCGCCGAATTCCGCATTCCAAAGAATCTTTCTTGCAGCCTTAGCAGTTCCCTCATTGCTCCAATCTATTTCTCGCGGGTCTTTGAGGAATAACTTTGTTTTCAATGGCTTCATTTCATTCCATTCTCCGAGTTCTTTTCCATCCCTATATCCGGTGATTCTCTGCATATCAACTATGCTTTTTCTTGCGTTTTCATCTAATTCTTGGGCGGTATCAGAACAATGAAATAAATCTTTGAGTTCAAATTCTGCAGTATCCCTCAAGAAATCTGCAATTTCATCCTCGCTAAATCCATCTTCAATTAGGAATTCTCTGTATGCATTGTAAAGATCCATTCCTTCTAATTGTGGACCAACACCACCAACCCCAATCGCACTTACTTTGTCATACAAACAGTACAGTTGCGACCCGGCTTTCTTGGTGCCATCGGCCAAACCATCAAGGTCTAAAACGCTCCATGAATAATCATCTAATGATGCATCCCTTCGAATCAATGCTTCATCCGGACTCCCTTTTGCCTCACGCATAACTTTCAGAGAGTCGGCCCAAAGTTCTCTTTCCTTTGCTCTTTGTTCTGCTTGCTTTAGTCCTGATACTGTTTGGTTTTGTGCCAATTCATCTTTGAATGCTCTATCGAACTCCGAATTGCTAGGATAAATGCCCCTTTCTGCTAAAAGTTGAGCCGCTTCAGCTCTTGTGACCCAGCCCATAGAAATTCCATTTGTCATTCCATACTGCTGATATTGAGCCATTTCTCCAGGCTCTCGAAGAACAAGCAACTTTCTTTGAGCATTCATTGGCCTTCTAGCGTTTGGAAAATCAATTGCTCCGGGTGAAAACACTTCTTCGGGCGTAGGCATTTTTCGGTCATAGGCCCTATCTCCTTTGGTGATCGTGAATGTTATTTCTCCTGTTGCTTCGTTTTTGTTGATGCTTTGTAGGTTATGCCCGTATCTTGATGCTAACATTGGCACGTCATATTCTGCCTCCCAGTCTGTAGCAACTAAAGTGAGCGTATCTCCTGGTTCCATTTCTGCTAGTGCGTTTTTTGCATAAAGTACTGGATAAGGGCAGTTCATACCTGAACAATCGACGCTCATATCTCTTTGATAAGCAGTGTTAGAAGCGCTCTTGTGAACCCATCCTTGTTTTGACATTCTTATGTGATCTTCTTCTTTCTGAGCAAAGACTCCTTCGCCTGTTTTTGGGTTATACATCATGTGAGGTTTGAATCTTCCATAAACGGCAGGTTCCCAGATGTAAGAGGCTGGCTTATCTGTTTTCAAATCGCGACCTATGCTTGAATTGCCCCATATTTTTTCTATTGGGTCGCTTCGAGGCTGGAAATACACTCCAACTTGGTCTTTCCATTTTATGACTCTCGCTTTTGCCCCAACTTGGCGGATTGATTTCGCTAGAGTTTGAGATATTGCTAGTTGCTCCGCGTATGTGTTTGCTGCGTGTGCAGTTCCAGCGAGCCGCCAATTTGAACCTTTGATTCTTCTAATCGTCGGCCTTCGCTTATGTTTCGAGGATCTTACGTCTTCATCACTCGGACGGTATCTTGGATGACCTGCAAATCTTGGCTTTGACACTCGCTTAGAAAGACGTTTTTGATTTCCTACAACCATTCTTGAAAGTGCATTTACTTGTTCTGGTGCTGCTTGCTGGATCCAAAGCGCTTCTCTTTTCAAAATTTCAGCATCTATTTCTGCTTGCGTATGTTTCTGTAACCACATTGGAGTCACTGCTTCTCTAAATGCCGCTGACCTTCCCCCATACTGCTCTTGATATAGCCTTCTCATTTCATTTCGGGTTTTGGTTCCTCGGTTTTGACTCGAAGGATATACTGTTCTTTTGTTAGACATTCCTACGCCTCAAATAAACCCGATGACCCTTTGCAGAGGGAATAACCCTGGCATTAAATCCAGCATTTCTCATGTTCTGCGCAACATATCTTGCATGGGGTTTTGAAAGCGTGCCTCCAATTCCTCGATATGTCTTTCCGGAAATTTTTCGAAAGAATAGTTGATTTGTTATGTTTGGCCTTTGGTCAATTGTCGATTGTTGGTTTAGAGCTTCAATTGGTCCGGTGTTGACTCGATCAATAAGACGGTTGCCAGCATAGGTTTCATCCATCTCCCATGATTCCTCAGTCCAGGGGCGGGTGAATTTTGTTGGCGAACCTGCCTCAGTGAATCCTATGCTTTCAAAAACAATATCTTCTCCTTCGATTCCCGTTTTGATCCAATGCTCATCCCCTCTTTTGAAGTAATAAGGCCATGCTCTGTAAAATTCAAGGACGGTTTCTGATGGCACTTCATGTATCTCATAGGCTCCTTCGGCTAACGGGTTTGCATTTGCATAATTGATAGCGTCTTGTTGCGTTTGATATATACCTACGGTGATTTCTTCAATACGCCCTCGATTCATAAATTGATGCCGGAGAACGTATGCGTCTTCTAAGCCATAGACCTGACCGGCTCTTTCATCGAGTCGGTTAGTTGGGTCGCCATCCATCATTTGTTCGAGAAGTGCGCCCCTATCAGTTGGTATTGCGTTTAAGCGATAATTTCCCCTATTGTATCTTCGCGGTTTGTTGCCTTTTTTGTTGTTCCATCTTTCCGGTGCGAAATCAAATGTGTTTAGTCTGTATTGCGCTAAGATATTCAATTTTTCAGTGAATGTAAGTTGTGCAAAATCATCTCCAATTGGTCCATTGAAATCAATTAGCCAATTTCTGAAATCGGGGTCATCTTGGCTGACATACTTGTTTTTGCCTTCGCCCCATGTGACTAAAGGATCATTTCTTGGGTTGAATACAAATGAGGGTTTTCCTGTTTCGTGAAATGGGTTTTTTTCCTTGTTGAAGAGGCGCACATTTGAGGCAATCGGTCCTTCGCCAAATTGGTCTCGCCATCTAGGATCCATTGAATCCAATACAAGGCTTTCTTGCGACGGTGCTATGAAGCTCTTCAATGCACTTCTGACTCTTGCGCCAAATTGAGGGTGCATTGGGTCATTTTCATACTCGATTGCCAGTTGTTGTGCAATTCGCCCTGCTCCGGTCGAAGGGTCTGCGACTTCATTTTTAGGATGAACAAACAAAGCCCATCTTCGGGCTGCAGTAGTTGAGTCGTAATTTATGGCTACACGTCGAACCCAGAATCCTTTCTCCCTCAATTCGTCAGCGTAAATTTCCAAATTATCTTTGTCATACCCGATTGCTGCTAAAGGAAAATTTCTAACCTTTCCTCCAACTTTGTATCTTCGGTTTGATTGAGCGCCTGAAACGGGGTCGGTGTCTAAATCTGCTTCTAACATGGATTCATCATATCGTTTGAGTTCGTACCTGTTTGGATCATTCCCCAAAGGACCGCCTGTTCTGTTCACGTCTAATTCATAACCTGGTGCATCAATCCCATAGACCTCTTGCCATGATTCGTTCAAAATCTTCTGCTTCTCCTTAGTCGTAAGTCGTTTTCTCGTCCAGTTTGGCTTTTCCCAAATGTCCTTTACTTTGTTTTCTATGGTTTGATTTAATTGGCGTTCTTTGTCATACTTTTCACGGACGATTTCAGAGTGCATAACTCCGAGTCTTTCTGCTTCTTCTCTTGTCATCGGCTCCGGCATATTCTTGAAAGGTTCATAATTGGGATCGGGTTTTGCACCAGTTCGAATCGCCTCTTGTAATTTCTTCTGTCTTTGAGCTAATGATGCACTATATCGCTTGTTTAGAGCGCCCCTTTCAAGAGCGAATGTTTCTCCTTGTGATTCATCGAACTTAGCCAAGCGTGATGTTGTTATGGCCTCAGTCACGGCTTCTTCAATTTCAATATCGTTTTGAATATCTTGTGGTTTTGGTGAAGAGGATTCCTTTCGAATAAACGTTTTTGGATTATTCACCTCCCTGAAGCGATTGTATGCGTGAACCAATTCATGCACAACAACGTCTTCAGTCACCCCGTCTGCTCTCTTGATCGTATCGGGGTCGAAATATATTTTATTGCCTTGAGATTGTCCGGCAATATCTGGAGGCAATTTCTTAATTTCCATAGTGATTCCGTTTTTCTCAAAATCTTTAATTTCATTTGCTGAAAAATGGTCTTTCATAATCCCACCGATGACCTTTTTCCCTTGAGCAAGGTCTTTTTGATTCATATTGGTTGAATCTTTCACGGGGATCCTAACTTTTTTCATTTTTGTTCACCCCTACGCCAAGCTACAAAGTTTCGATAAACCGTGACGTTCTTGAATTTAGTTGGGATTGTTCGAACATAAACGCTTCTTTCACCGCCGTATCTTTTCTGCCCGTTAATGTCTTTTTGCCTAAGTGTGTTAGCGGCTCTGATTGCTTCTTCTTTGCTCGACCAGGCTGTGCCGTAATTTACAAATGTTCTCTTTCCTTTGCTTGTATTGACTGTCCGAACGTATGTTGGAGGCAAAGACATAGTATCAAGCCTTCTTGCTGCAGCGTTCCATGTATAATCGTTAATCTTACGGTTGAAAATTTGACTTGTTGCTGGAGGCAATGGCTTCGGCAAAAATGGAATGTACTTGTTAGGGCAATTTCGGCATTCGTTTGACGGACAGTTATTGCAGTTTGTTCCCGATGGAACTATTGGCAATTTCCTGTAATAGAATTTGTCAAAAGTGTCGCCTTCTTGGTTCAATAAATCTCTTGGTTCAACCTCAATCATTGTATCAGGTTCCATCCTCATATCGTCAAGCGTCTTTATGCTTGGATCAGTCAAAGAATACTCAAGAGTTTGGTTGAATACTTTGTCTTGATCTATTCCTGTGAGCGTATATTCCATATTGTTGTCGGTGTATCGCATTTTTTTCGGCACCTTTCGCCCGATAACTGCTTGTACCTCCCACTGAAGGGCTTCTTCTGGAGCATCGAACAATTTCTCAAATGGGATTTTTTCAGTCGGCAGTTCTTTGCCCCTGGAATCTTCAAAAAAAATCTCTAAAGTTCCTGTTTCGGGAACCCATTCATACCCTTTTACAGAGCCTATTTCCGAATAATCTCCGTCTTGAGATAGACCCGATTCGCGTGCTGAGAAGTCCGGGTTTTCTTCAATCGCTTTTTTCATCTCTTTATCCCAATCTTCCATGAAACGTATCGCCCAATCGGTCGCATATTCGTACCGTTTGCGTTCAATTTCCTTTTCTTTGCGCTCAATCATCATTTCAACACCGCTTTTACGGCGTTTTACAATTGCTGATTTATTGCGATCTGCGACGATGCTGAGGATTGCATCGGCCTTTTCAGAATCATTCATTTCATAATATCCGTTTCTTGAGATTAGCACGTCCATCTCTTCTTTGCTTAACATATCGGGGCTGTCATCATAGAGATAGCGATCCAGAATATCACTTGAACGTTCGGATTCGGGGTCGGTCATTCCAGCCATGTCGTCATCACGTTGCCCTGAAGAATTCCAGCGTTCCCATGCGTCTTCTTCTCTCATGTAAGTCCGCCCTGGTCTTGGACCGGTTCCCCGGTTCAAAAATTGATTTACGGTCATTCCTTGTTTAGTTGCTTCTTGACCTAGAATTCTGTTTGCCTCTTGTAGTTTGACTTGCATTTCGAAGGGCAATCTAACTTCTTGAGTTTCTTCGTTATACATCACATTTTCATTGGCAATATTTCGCATGAAATCCATTGCTTCGTTTAGGCTCATTTGTTGAGCCCGTTCAAGCATTGCGACCCTCATTTTCATTTGTTCGATGTTTTCTTTCGGTATGAAACGGTTGGCATACACTTCATACACGTCGCTATGCCTAATTGATTGCTGGGCGGCTCCCCGCTTTCGAGCGTTTAGCAATCGTTCCATAGCTTGAAATTGGTAAAAGGCGAAATCGGGCATCAAACCGGACTTTTCTTGGTCGATTGTGATTGACATATCTGAAGGACCCCCTCTTTCTCGGTACACTTTGCCAGCGTTCGGTCCGACCCTTCTCATGTAAAAATCTCCAGGTTTGCCCGATGAATCAATGATGATACCGTCAAGATTTGGTACATCGACGCTTTCTCCATGCACTCGGACTCTCTTGTTGTATCGTCTTGGCGATTCGATTGAACCGTCTAGCATTTTTCGTGCAATCACGTTCGGCGGACTATCTCTTCGCATTTCGACCGCAGCGCCTTCGGCAACTAAACGATCTGCTTTGTTGCCTCTTGTTAGCATTGATTCCAGAACTTTAGACAATTCTCTGTTGTCTGCGGTAGTTGCCCCGGTTATCTTCTTAAGTGCGTTTGCATCTTCTTCATTCAAGTGGAATCACCTCTAAATCTATTTTTATCAATTTAGGTTCGATATTTGCATCAATTTCTGCTATTTCATTTAGATAGTGTGATTTCCAAGAAATCAGTTCCTCTAAGGTCATTTCATCGTAAGCAGTCATTTTATCACTCCATTTTAGCACAATCATCGAGTTCAATTGGATCGTCTGTTTCAATATACACTGAAGCTCCACAAGACAATTTTTGGTCTGGTGTGTATTTCACCTTCGAATCTCCAAGCATTGTCACATTGGTTGCCCTAATGCTGCCTCTGCTCGTTTGTATTGTGATAGGTGGCCTTCGCTCCGCAACTGGAACTTTTAGATTGCTTCGAATCATAAATTGGTTGACGTGGATTTGCTTTTTCCTTTTTCGAGGATTTGCTCGATTCATTATAGAACCGCATCTTCGATAAACGGCATACTTTCCATTAGCATGACGTATAACTTGGGCATTTAGCCCAAGTTGCTTATGCCTTTTTTGTATTCTTTGTGCATCCATCTTTCCAAGTGAATGATCCGAAAGGACATATCGCTTTCCATCTAACATTCGAGCCCACGCAACCATTTAATCACCAAATCCTCAACATTATTCTAAAAGCATTGAAACAATAAAAGAAATCTGCAACTAGCATTTGGTTTGCATTCCAACTGAATATTCCCGAATATACAAGGAAAATAGAGCCGATGAAAATAAGTCCGGGCCAGTTGCTATCAAAGAATCCCGAAGTTGGATCAACAAGCCATCTCGAATCTTTGTAATACAAGTGAATCAAGGAATAGGCCAAAACCATGTATGCAGTAGTTGTGAATTCGTAAGTGTTGATTAAAGCGCCGTCTATTCCAAGCCCCTCTGAAGGATTCCAGCCGCCCCATACAATCCAATCAGAAATGTCGATTGAAAAAATCGAGAAAAAGGTTGAGCCTCCATATTCTGCAATGCTCCCTTCTCCGAAAAGAATGTGCCAAAAGTGAGTCATAAATGGAACAATCACCAAAGCGGCGAAAATAAGCGGGTTTTCGAATATTCCAAAAGCCCCTTTTCCATAATTCTTAGAATCGTACCTGGCTCTAATTAAAACGATGTAAAGTACGGTCAAAAATAATCCGACCATCGGCTCCCATTGTGGGTCAAGTATTCCTTCTGTTGCTGTTGTCATAATTACTGCCCCGCATAACTAACAAGCCATTCTCTTCTGTCAGGCGACCACTGGAGTTCAGCATACAATTTACTCTGCTCTTCTTTGATGGATCCATTAGCAGATGATGGCGCTTGATAAACAAACAATGTTTGAGCCCCAACGTCTTGAGCTGTGAATCCTTGCATGGTTCTCATTGCAGACTTGTAATCAGGTGTGAATTTAGTCACTGGTTGTCCGCTTCTTTGCTTGACGATGTATCTATTGAGATTCATTGCATCAAGAATTTCTTGTGCGGTTGCTCCTTGTTCTGTAGCGACTTTTGCCCTAACTTGCGCGGCTTGAACCTCTGCAGAAGTGATTCCTTCTTGACCAATGATTGCCTCCAACCTATCCCTCATCGGGTCTTTTGGCGGCATCCCTCCAGATGTAGGGAGCCATTTTGGTAAAATCCAATTTCGTGTCATTGCAGCAGTTGTTTGTGGGTCATCTTGATCTAAAACTTCTTGGTCAATAAACAAAGTATAGTCGCCCGATTGAAGTCGCCCATCATCTGTTGTATGATTCACGTCCCATCCCAACCATTTTCCATACTGGTTAATTGTCACCTTTCCATCAATGACGGCAACGCCAGGAGATAAACTGCCGTGTTTTTGGTATCCGGCTCTTGTGTACGGCTCGGATGCCGATGCTTCAGTAGCAAAGATATATGCTTGCCTAATTGCTTCATAAGCGTCCGCTTCAGCCCTAGCACCTTCGCCTTCTTGATAGGGATACGCTTGAATGACCGTTCCTAAAGAATCCGAAACAAGCCATGCTCTTCGTGTTTCTAATTGCATTTCCGGATCACCCCACATTCCAGCTTCAACGGGCTGAAAAGTCCACAACCCCCTTGAGCCGCCTGATTTCGATATGAATTCCATGCTAGGTTGTGAGAATCCTAAAGTTGGGCTCATGTCTTGTTCCAACATCGGTTTCATAACAACGGTTCCGTCTGGTCTTGTGATTGTATCATCTTCGCCCCATATTGCCTCATTGAAAATACTTGAGAACTGATCGGACAATTCCCTTGATAATGGAGTTGATTGTGTCGCAGGTTCGCTAGCAATTCTATCTTCGAGAATATCTTCAAGCGCCTTTGTCTTGTTTTTCCTTTCTTGTGAAGACGTAGGGAACTGCTCTAAACCTTCATCGAACCATTGATTGAAAATATCATTGTTTAATTGTTGATCGGGTTTTTCATCGTTTATTCCGAGAATATCAAAAACGGTATCCGATTCTTTCAGTTGAGTTGCGGTTTCTGTTGAAAGTTCTCCCTCTTTAGCGAATCCCTGGTCAATCATCATTTGATTCCATCCTGTAGCAATCGCCTTTTCTGTTTCGACCTGCTTCTTCATGCGGCCCATGAATCCTTCCGGGTTTTGTAGTTGTGCTAGCGTGTTGAGCGCTTCATCACCGCCTATGCGTCGAAGGTTTTCTTGCCAAGATAATTCGGATACATATTCTGGTTGTTTGCTTAACCAATCGACCAATCTTGGAGTATCCATGCCGAATGTTGCGTCTTGGAAATTTTGGAATGGGATTATTGTTCTGTTGTATATTCTCATCCTATTCGGTGAAACAAAATTGAGCCACCCGTTTTTCGTTTTGATTGTTCGAACCAATAAATTGTAATTCTTTCTCAGAGCTTCTGCTCTTTTGTTTGCATCTTTCTTGCTTTTCATCACCAATGATGAAGTTCCAATGAAAAGCGTCCTTGATCCGTTCTTGTTTTTGAATGTCCTATATCGACGTTGAGGATATTGGCTGCTAGGAATGTAGCCTCTTTTTGGCCTTCTTTTTCCTGTATCGGGGGTTCGATATGGACGGCTCATGCCTTAACTAAGGTTCTTCTGTTTTTATGGTGTTTTGTGCTGCACAACCCCGATGCACACTTTTACGCTTCTATTTACGTTTCAATTCTGCTTCTTTCCATTGTGATAACTTGTATTTCTTGGCGAATTGTTTTACAGTTAATGCGTTCCTGTCTTTGGCTTCTTGTAGGAAATCTTCATTTTCATATACTCTGTAATCTATGCCTTGGTCGTTTTCGTAATCGGCACCATAAGTTGCGTGCCTGTTGACATAATCTTGTGCTTCTTCTTTGCTTAGGTTTAGGGTATTTCCGACATAAATTCCAGCGATTTCACCAGGGCTCAATTCGCCCGTCAAGTCATTTTTGAGTAAGAAGAATGTTTCATCGGGCCATTCTCGAACTTCGCCTCTCGCTGGATCACTATCTCCATACACTCGCTCACCGCGCCAATATACCTGACTCACTGCAGAAGTGTTCCAATCTTCCTGTCCTTTGAACAAGGACTCGATGAATGGAGGGAATTTTGTTCCTGAGATTGATTCCCCGAATGGATCCCAACCAACTTCATCATCCGTGTCCGGAGTTATTCTAATTCCGAGTTGTTGGCCTCTGCTGTCGAAAAAACCTATGTCTGTTCCGACTACAACAACTTCGGGCGTTTTAACGCCGTGTCGTGGGAGTTCCCATTCTCCAATATTCAATATATTCTCATGGACTCTTTCATTTAGCATATCATCATTCCAAGTGACGGCATTCGAAAATTCTTGGTATCCGCCTCCGCCACTAAAGACGTATTGTAGCATAGCCATTTCAGCAGCAAAAATAGAGTCTTTGGCTCCCGTTCCATAATGCAAATCAAAAAGTGTTTCTTGCACTTTGGGGTGCAAATACCAACTGCCGATTGCATTCACCATCAATGCTGCAGAACGGTCTTGCCCGTCATCATCCGGTTGGTACTCCAATTGCTCTTTATCATCATTCCAATATCGGAGTGATACTACGGGCAATGCGATAATGTCTTTCTCTTTTGGAGCCCCCAAACGTTCGGCATACTTGGCAAAGTCCGAAAACCTGCCCGAACCAGAGAAAAACAATTCAGCATTTTTTTGTGATTTTTTCTTGTGCCTTTCGGCATCATCCAACAATTTTTCATAGGATTTTTCGTCTAAGACGTGTTCATCGTACACGCTGCCCTGATAGCCCATTAGGATCGTTGGGCTCAAACCGCGCCATACTGAATCATTGTATCCGATAAAATCCATCATTTCCATGTATTTGTCGTCGCCAGTCCAATTATCTTCTTCTTCGTTTTCGTCGTCATCATCGAAACCTTCACCCTGGTATGTTTCTTCTGAAGCTACAGTTTGAGTTCCCCGGTTCTTTTTTTCTTCCATGCGCATTTCTTCTGATTGTTTTCCTCTTGCTTCTAAATCGGCTATTGTTCCTTTTGTAAATCGTTCTAATGGATCGTAATACATTCCTTCTTTTTCCCACCAAGGTTCTTCATAATTTTCATCGCTTTCCTCTTCTTCGAGGGCTTCAGATTCCCCGTAATCTCTTTGTTCGATGTACTTTTCAACGCTCATATCCAATCTTCTCGCAATCACCTTATCCATCTTGCTCAGTTCTTCACCATCGGGATCTGCAAGTGCTTTATCCCAATCATTTTCATTGAACTTTTCATCGGGCAATCGTCTGTTAAAAATCCAAGTTGAAGTTCTTTGAGGCAACATTCGATTTGATGGTGTCAATTTCCTATGGTCAACCTTGCTACTGTTTTCCCTCAACCACCGCCAACTATCTTTTGACAGTCCTATTCCTGTATATGCTTCATCCAAATTTACTCTTTGGGTTGCCTTTTTTGGACTGTAAAATAACGCATATTTTTGTAAATTCATAGTCTTGTCAAAACCGCTTGGGATAACTCTTGCATAATATCCGTTATTTCTTATTATTTCAGCAGCCCGCCGCATATTTGCTTTGTTCCAGCCGAGTCCAAATATGTCAAATCGGGTTGGATCTCCCTTAATTCTGAATCGCCTTATTCTAGCGGCCATTATAGACCCCTCCGATTTTCCCTCGCCCGCTGGTTGAAATCCATAAGTTCTTGATATGCTTGCATTCCAACCATGTTTTTGATATTGTCAGCAAGCGATATATTTTCATTGAAGCCATCCCTTTCACGCAATTTGTCCTCGATGTAAAGAACATCGGCTCCAGTGATCGGCCAAAGATTCTGTTGTGGCGGTGCTGATGGCAGTGAATTTTCTCTTGATGAATTGTCTTCGCCTTTCATCCATTTTCTAAAATCCGTCAACGCCACTTTAGATGTTCTTCTTTTCATCTGTTCGATTTTATCCTTTGCAGCCTTTTCCAACTTAGAAAAATCAACGTCCAATTCAGCCATCCTTCTATTTTCCATCAAGCCAGGAGGTTCATTTCCTAATGGAAAAAGGCTATCGAGGTTTCTTTCGATGCTCCCCCTAGCTTCATCTGCTGCCCTTTGAGCAAATCCTGATTCTTCTTTGACAATCTCGACTTCAATTTGATTTGCAGGGATGGCGAATGCAGGTGATCTAACCGTCATTCCCCCGCTTTCTAAAGTTCCTCCCTCCAAGTAATATCCATTTTTGTCAATCATTTCTTTTAGTTTGTTTGAAAATTTCATTGCTGCTTCTTTGGTAGCGAAAGCATAAGTCGGCCTTTCTCCGACCCCTGGGCCTTGTTCATCGGTTTGATTGAAAGAAAGCACAACTCTGAATCTCGACCTTTGATTGTCAATTTTTTGAGGCATTCTTTTTTGTGGAATTTCACCTGGACCCCAACCAATCTGCCCGTAATTTCCGACTTCATCAAGTGAGCCAGCCATTCGAAGGGAGCGTCCGAAACCATTAGAATAATTCTCATCTTTCGGCTCTGCTATGTGGACCGGAATTACGTTGCTTTCTTCTAAGGCATCTTCGAGGGTTGACATTGAATTTTTGTACTTGTATTCTGGATTGGGAACCAATTCTGCCGCTTCTGCAGAGAAGATAGAATCTCCGGCTTGGGCTGAATTAGAAAATGACATTCCTACACCGAATGCTGCTGCATTGTAATCATTTTGTTCAATATCTTTCATCCATTGCTTTCTTGCTTCTTCTTTTGTTTTGTAATAGGTTCTTGGGTTTCTTCTGCCAAGGTAAATCCCAGAGCCTCCGACCCAATTTACAACCCTTGCATTGAATCCTTTGTTTCTGTAAAAATCGGCTTGCTGTTCGGCTTGAAGTTTTGTAGCTTCGGGCGATCTAAGATTGCCCCTTGAATCGACGTGAGGAAAAGTCCTCAAAAGACGATATGTGTTATTTCCAAATCGCCTTGCTCTTCGATAATTGCGGTTCATGCTCTTTTGCCCCTCCCATCACTTGTGAAACGATTCCAACCTTTGAACTCTTCAGTTGCCTTAGTCATTCGCTTGGCGAAATCACCTTGAGATGGCGACCAAAATGCCCTTTGATTGTCAATAGAAATAACAAATATATCAAGGTCCTTTCGAGTTCCGTTGATGAAGAAGTCGTAGTAATCTTCTAACAATGGGTTGTTTTTCCATTTCTTTTCACGCCTTTTCCCAACATTGTTTAACCAGTTTTTGAAAGATTCTTGAAGGTGATTTTTTTGTGATCCTCCGCCTGTCAAATTTTGGTAAAATTCTATGCCTTCTGGTGATTGAAGATTGATCACTTCAATATTAGTGATTTGAGAGTCATCTTTGAAATCCCCCCCGTGTATTTGACTGGAACTTTCTGAAGTTTTTAATTGACCTAAACCTTCTTTCTCGAAGTAATCATTATCTTCCCAAAATCGGACTGACATACCCTTTTTCAATTCATTTTTTCTGTTGACAATTCCTTGTTCTTTTGTCACTGGTTCCATAACGTCCCATTTCCATGATTCCAAAACCTTCGCCTTTCCTTGTGTCAAAGGTAAATTCCGACCATCAACATTCACTTTCCATTCCCTTCGCGTTTCGAATCCTGTACTTTTGGTCACTTGGGGCTTGTATGGTTTAGGCTGTTTAGATCGTTTCTTCTTTTCTGCAACATAAACAGCAGCCCATCCTTTGCCTTTCACAACTCTTGCATTTACTCCAAGCTCTCGAATGGCTTGAGCCTGTAATTTAGCCTGAGCCTCTGGTAATTCTTGTTTCTTAATTCCCCTGGTTCTGAAGAATCCTAAAGTGAATACTTGGCCGTCAAATACACGGTATCCTTTCTTCGGGCCGACTGGTCGCATTGGTTTCATTTAGATTTCCTCCGCCTCAGCATGACCCATTCTCGGGGTGCTTCACCTTTCCATTTTGGAGGCGAAAGTAATGTCCTAACCTCGTATTTGCCGCTTTGGATTTTCTTGTCAAATTTTCTAAATTCTGTCTCTGAAAGATGATTCAAAGGCTTGCTCGAAGCCATCTTGAAACCAGAGTTTCGCAACTTTGACGTTCTTTTATTGAATCTCCTTGTTGCCGTTCCTGTCTTTCGACTGCTAATACGTGATTTTCCCGTTCGTGGCGGAGCGCCTGTGAAATTTCTTTCTATCGGCCTTTGTTTTGGCTTACGTCTGAAGTTCCACACATCAAACCGCCTCAATCAATAATTCCTGTTGGATCATCAACCACTTGGAATTGAACCGCTGCTGCAAATAGACCTAATCCTAAGCCTAATACAGCTACAATTGCAGGAATACCTGTAATGGCTGGGATATAATATTCTTCAAGACCCAAAAGATTCTCAGGCTGAATTAGATGAATAAGACCCCAAACACCGATTAGAAGAGATACTAAGGCTACTTTGCCAGGTTCTCCTTCATACGGCCAAAATCCAGTTATGATTCCACCTGCAATTAGCAAGTGTGAAAGTGTACCCCAAACATCGGGGTTATCGACTGCAACGTTGTATTCGAAGAATGCTACTGCAACTCCGAGACCCGCTACTGCAACTCCAACTGCTCCTTCTTTACGGTCGATATACCACAAAGCCGCTGAAATAGCGACAAATGCGATCAACACCGCAATGGCGATTGCGGAACCAACTAGTGCATCCCAGAATTCGCTAGCATCGTCACCAATACCGCCTCCGCTTGTTGTTTCAACAGTACAAGCCCCGAAGACTCCTTCGCGTGTTTCGTTTTCACCGCATGGTTCAACAGCAACGATGATTGTCGATGCTTCACCTTGCACGTCAACTTGTTGACCAGTTGCTATTTGATGAGGAATTGTAGCAACGCAAGAAATCTTGTAGTATCCTTCGCCCATTGCTACTGCCAGTGAAGTATCAGTTGCTAGAATTCCGTCGCCATCAGTACCAGGTGAAGTTGAAGCATCAACGTCAGTCATTCTTGAACTAACATCAGTCCATCCGTAATTATCGCTGACTATCGAATTGTCGAAGTGAGCAGATCCGTAAGGAACCCATTTTCCATTTGTTCCGCTTTCGCCGGGGTATGGTGAATCAACGGTGCCGTTTTCATCTTCAACCCATAGATACATGAACATTCGAATTTCTAAGTTCGAGAATTGAGTTGCAGAACAAGTAAAGCGTTCTTGGTTAAGGAGATCGTCATTGACAAGAATTCCATTCGCAGATTCGACCTTTGTTGCTCCCGGTGCAGAAGCGAATATAGCATCCCAATTTTCGCTACTTGCATTCATAACGTACTTTGCATTTCCTGAAGCTACTCCCGTTCCCGGTTCTGCGATTGCAGCATCACCTGGATGGGCAGTCCAAGAATCGCCAGTTGTTGCTCTTGACTCTTGGGAGATTTGAACGTGTCCTGTCCAAAGACCATCGTAGCGTAAATCAACTCCATCGAAAGGACAGTCATCAATCCAATCTTCATCAATAAGTCCGTCGCCATCATTGTCGATTCCGTCAATCCAATCTTCATCTTTTTGACCGTCGCCATCATTGTCTTCATAGGAATAACGTCCAACGTCAGGCGTGGATGGAGAATTGCATGGTTCTGGATCGGGGTCAATGAAATTTGGCGTAGGGCATCCTTCAGCATTTACTACAGTTCGAGAAGTTTCCCATGCTTGCATAGGGGTCACGCCTGTAGTTGGGTCGGCTTGATGATACCATGTATAATCAGAAGCACCAACGCCTGTGTTAGAAGGAATAGCGCCTATTCCGTCGCAGCGATCCCATGCGTCAACAACACCGTCATTGTCCTCATCATCTGTGAATTCGCTGCCTTGTTGGTTGCCACCGTTTCCGCCTCCAGTTCCGCCGCCGCCGTTGATTGCACAACCATTTGCGCCAACTTGAGTGCCAATTGGAGTGTTCGGGCAGTCATCGAATTGGTCAATGATTCCATCACCGTCTGTATCGGCTGGTGGAACGTAAGGGGCAGATGTAGCCTTCAATCGAATGCTTTCCCAATCGGAAAACGGAGTATCGAAGTTCAATCCACACCAGAATGCACGATCCGGGTTCTGCCCTGCTTGCTGGCCGGATTGTGGCTCATTGCTTAGGCAAGGCGTGTCTGCAGAAAAGTCGCTGAAAGGAATACTGTTTCGGTCATGCCCTGGAGTCGGCCACACTAAGCCATTCTTGTCAAGGCAAAAATCATCATCATAGGCTGAAATATCATTTATTTCATTGGTTCCTGTCGCCCAATCTCCCCAGCAGATTTCTTGGCTCGGACCGTCGCGGCCTCGAACATCAACTAGGATAGTCATACCGACCGTGGAATCTGTGATTGAATCAATCCATCCGGAGTCAAGCAATTGCTGGTTTGTTCGAGTTGCTGCATTAGCTACAAGTGCTGTGTAAGGAATTTCGATGTTCAAAACGCTTTCACCAGAAACCGAATCCTGAACAATATGCTGGTTTGGCTCGATTGCATCTCCTGTTGAATCAACTCTGTTTAGAGCATTGCCGGTGATTGGATCGTAGCAGAAATCACTTGTTGCTGTTCCAAGTTGGATTGTGTTTGCGTGGAAAATACTGAGTGCTGAATCTTGAGAAGCAACGTAAAGACCTGCAGGGTATGAATTCCCTACATCGTCATCGTCAAACAAGTTAATATCCCAAAAATCATTGATTTGTTGGAAAGTTGAATCGACAAATTCTGGTGAATCTGGATGGCCCGATGTTCCCGGCTTATCCCAAACGCCAGTATTTGTGATTCCGCGTTCAACGTCGCCGTCATAGATTGGCACGTCTTCGTCGTTAAGAGATTGATGCCACATATTCACCTTCATATCTGCTGAGAATAGTTGAGGGTTAGATTGCGCCCCAAGCCAATTAGGATGAGCCCAATAGTCACCATCAAGATAATCATAACTTGTTTCGGAATGTGGGTATTGGTATCCATTTCCGTTAGAGCCAGCTCCAGCAGTTGTTCCTGGGTTATACCAGAATTCATCTTCTGAAAGCCAATCATCATCGTCTTCGATGTAATATTTGTCGCCGTAATTATTTGGATCATTGAAGTAATTGTATCCGAATTTGGCATCTTGATACCAATATTCCCATACGTTTTCAGGCAAAACATAAACATCAACGTATCCGTTGTAGCAAGCCTCGAAGAATCCACCGTCGCCTAGCACACCAGGACTCCATGCCCCATCGGTGTATGCTGGAGCTTGAAGACCAAGTTCAAGTGCCATATCGTACCAACCAGTTGATCCTTGAGAAGTGAATGTTGATTTGTCAATCGACATTTCGATGACCATGCCATCGAAGTCATTTGATGTATCAAAGACCGGCATTGCGGACATTGCTGTGTTCCATGCGTTAGCATCCCAGTTGTCGCTACCAAGTCCGAAGATGGAAGTGGTTAGTCCGGAGAACCTGCACGCTGCGTTCCCTTCATCCCAGTCAACTGAGTTATCGCCACACCATCCGTCGCCAATTTCGTATTGCCCGTAATGGTCGTTTTGAACTGAAGTTCCGCAAGCGTATTGATACACGTCGCATCCGTCACGATCAACACCGACTCTCCAATTTCCGTCATTTACTTGACCGGAATCGGAGTTCATGTTGTCATGGAAATTAACTGAAGGGTCATATTGAACATGAGTCAAAGATGTAGCATTAACCAAAGACAAATCTCCGACTGATACAGAGAAGATGATGTTTTCACCTTTGAACCAGATTGAAGTTGTTGTCGGCAACTTTCCGCAATGGAATTCTCCGCCTTCATGTGCGTTGCCGGGTGTTTCTGCTGTTGTTTTGTTTAGTGTTGAGGGGGTATCGTCGCATCCTGAAGCTGAAGGGGTGATTCCTGAAATCGGAGTCGCGTACTCATGCGTGTAGTGCTTGTTTGAGCCTCCAGTCATAACCATGCTGTATTCGAACTTACCGTTGGTGTTTGTTCGTGCGTCACCGTCAACCATTTCTTGCCAATCTTCGTTTTCTCCTTCTCGGACAAACAAATCAAATTCGACGTTGGTTCCGCCGCTAAATGGAGCCATGGTATAGACCAAATGAGTATCAACTGAATCGGATGAAATAGCCCAATTGACTCTTGACAAGTCGTAAATACCATTTCCGACATACAAGTTGGAGTCGTGTGTGGATCCGGTGCAATTTGCATCAGCACACAATGGCAGAACAAGTTCCCAGCCATTCATAAAACATTGACTGTCGATGTTGTCAACTGCTTGTTGATTACAACCTGCAACTATTCCGGTTTGAAATGTTTCGGTTTCTGTTGCCGATGGACCGAGGGTTGCTGGCATAACTGGATTGTCGTACATTCCGTCGAATTGAACGTGAACGTCTGCACCTACATGATCGTAAAGCCCAGGGTTGTAATCATAAGCGTTCCATTCGAGAATCATTTGTGCCGAAGTAGGGTCGCCTCCTGGTATCGTTACATTCAAAATTGAATTTTCCCCGTGACCACTTTGGTAATCATTTCCCTTAGCGTGGAATGTGTTGTCTGCTTGCACCATTCCATTCGAGGTTTGAATTGTGTTTTGACCCCAGTTGTAATCATCGAAAACCATACCTTCTGCATTTGGTACGCCTGTTGAAGACAAAGCGCCTCTATGCGTATTTACTCCGAATGAATTTTCGCCGTTAGTATTGGGATTTGCTCGGAAAGTGTAATTTCCATCTGAATATTCATCATCATAACCCACTTCTGAAGAATTAGGGTTTTGTTGATCAATACTGTAAGATGCTGAAGCCGTTCCTAGCAATAGAAGAAACATAATCAGAATTGTCTTGGCTGGGTTGGCTTTGCTTGTAGCTCTGCTCATAATAGCAGAACCCTCCTGTTTAGGTTATCAAGAAAGCGGTTGAAGATGAGCGATATGCACTTTTTGGGGTCAAAATAAAGTCGCCCCAAGTGGGATAATTTCAAACCACGCAAGAGCATAGGCAGAAACCCCAATGAGTATATCCATCACCATGTTTCCGGTCGAGTCGCCCTGATAATCTGCTTGTTCATCGAATATCTTGATCCAACCAAAATTTCTCCCAAGCCAATTAAAAACGATAACCCCGCCTCCGTAGTTCTCAATAAGTTCGAAAACAATTAGCGTCATTATTGCGACGTTAGCATCGAGTCCTAATTTCCACAACAACAGCCCCGAAAAAAAATGAACAAATGACCATGCATCAAACAATACTTGGTCTGTTTCTCCAGGGCCTCTTCGCCCAATAACCGGATTCCACCAAGCCATCAAGTTCACCTCAAAAAGTTGAACGTTCGGTCAAGCCACCTTCGGGGTCAGTCATCACATGATAAATTGAAAGACCAATTTTGCATACTACAGAAAGTAAAATCAGAATAGTAGCGTATGTGTAGTAATGGATCCCCCAATCATCGAGCATTGAACCGGCATAAGCATCCATATCATTGACAGTTGAACCTGCCAAGAAGAATAGTAGCGGGTATGCAATCAAAAGGACATACGTTGCTTTCTCGAACATAGAGAACCGCGAAAAATCCGTTTCATCCCCAGGAACCAAAAGACCGCTTCGGCCTGTAATTCCAATCATTCCGCGAATGAATACCAAAACCCAAAGGATTGCTACAAGTGTCAATAGTGTAGGATAATCGAAATCATCTCCAGCTAATAGGATTGCTCCAATCGAAACAAAACCAAGTAGCAAGGTGTTGTATCTCCATCCTTCACCGATTCCCTTGTATGACAAACTAAGGAAAATCAAAGGAACGGTTATGATCCAATCAAGCAAGAAATCAATACTTGCTGCTTCGCTGCCTAAAGAAATGTATCCGGACCATCCTACAATACCCATTGATAGCAGACGTTGAGTTGTTCCTGGTTTGTTTCTGAAAAGAATTTCTCCACCCCAAAAGGCGAAAAGTGCAATGCAAAACCATCCATAGACGTTCTTGATTAGTTCAAGTTCATCGAGATCCATGATTCCACCGTCCTCATTCGACGGCTTCTCTAGCGTTTGAAACAACGCCCAATAGTGCAGCACCGCATAGAGAAAGAAGTCCAGCAGTCCAGATAGAGGCAAGGAATTCATTCATTGGGAACAAAGGCATGGTTATTCCGAGGAATTCTCCAGTGAAGTCAGCGTTGTAAAACGCTTGAACCGTAATTGTCAATCCAGATGCAAACAAAACACCAAGACCTAGCAAGGCCACAAGGTTTCTCATCCAGTTAGGCAAAGGTGCTTCTTTATCGAATACTGAAGCTGAGATTGCTGCAATAGTAAAGAATAGCCCTGCAAGGAATCCTATCGTTTCAAGAACTTCTGGTTGATCCTCGAACATTCTTGCTTCATAGTCACCGACCAGTCCGCCAAGATTCGAGAACCACATTGCTAACAACCCAAGACCAAAGAAAGTCAAAAATGCTGCAAAGATTCGAGCATCCCATAGCCCAAGACCCCATGCTCCATCTGCTTCACGTCGCCCTAGAATGTAAATTCCGGCAAGGATCGTGATGATTGAAACTCCAATTGTAATGTAATCTGTATTAGTCCATTCCATAGTATCACCTCACATTCCCCTGCGGTACAATCCCGCCGATGCTGAACCAAGAAGGATGATTCCGATAAATGCTCCAAGACCTGCGACCGCCTCATAAACTGGGAAAGTCCACATTGCATCTTGAAGGAATTCGGATTCAACGTTTAGAAGACCTGTTAGTGCAGTTGGAACTCCAATCACAATCAAGTAAAGTCCGCCAAGAGCGAATCGGAAGTTGCGCTCGCCCTGGTTGCTTGTTGCGTTGCCCCATAGGAAAGCCGCAAGAGCCATCACTAGGTATCCAAGCGTTCCTACAGCCATTGCCGTGTCTTCGCTTAGATCGCCCGTTCCATCAGGGCCATACATTGCTGCGACCCACGCATGGAGGATTGCGACACCAAGTAGCATCATTGCCAATCGGTCATCGAACCAAGATGTGATGCCGCTTCCGCTGCTCCACATATACAAGCCAAGTCCGATAAGAGTCAATGCAATTCCGATGATAACGTAATCCCATCCTTCGAAGTCGTCTAGGAATCCGTCGTCATCTTCTGAAACATCTGAGCCACCAGAACCAACGTAGTTCCCGTCGAATGCTGCAGTGAAGAAGTAATCACTGGTCAGTGTGACCGTGGTTGCGTTGTTAGCGCCAATATCTGAAGAATGATAAACGAAAGTGCAAGTTGCCTTGTAGTTGTCGCTGTTCAAGAAAGCGCCAGTGAATGAAACTGTAGCGCTTCCGGTGTTCGATTCTGAATTGTCAACAGCCCAAAATGATGAAGCCGGTCCTTGAGTTGGAGGGGCTTGTAGCCATCGAGAAGAGTTGGTCGTAAGTGCGCCGTATGCTTTCCAAACTGGTTCTGTTGCTGGGTAGTTGCTACCGTTGACTCCGTATCCGTAGTATTCGCTTGTGTCAACACTGGTAAAGATTTCAATTGTTGCTGAAACTGGCGATCCACCAAGAGCAGCGAGTCCACATTCAATTGTCGAAAGTGCGGTTGTGTTTGTTTGAGCAAGTCCAATGTTTGAATCATTGAATGCTTCTCCGGTTGGGAGATGAACTGCAACGTTAGTTGGCTTTCGAACCATTTCGCCATTTTGAGTTCCGTAATAGATTCCGCCCCAGTTATCTGAAGGCGTGCTTCCTTGAGCAGTCAAGTTTGTTCCAGCTACAACATTGTCAGATGGTGTAATTCCAGAGTAATACATGACGTAAGAACTGCCGAATGCAGGGTTGATTTGATTTGTGGTGCTTGTTGAACGGTATTCATTCGGTGCAAAATCCTGTAGTGGGTTTCGAGCAACGGTGTTCTGCAAAACCAATCCTGGCTCTGCGCTGCTTGCTTGTGAACTTCCTGTATCTGCTCCGGTGTCAATTGCGAACTCATCCAATTTGTTGTCAGCGTTTGCGTTTAGATCGGTGCTTGCCTCGATTGAAACAATGACATAGAATTCATACATTTGAGAATCAATGTCATAGAATCCGTTCTGGTATTCAGTGTAAGGTGAAGTTCCGGTCATTTGAGCGATTCGCCCAATGTCAACAGTTGTTGAACCATCTTGCGTACCAGGGCCGAAGCAATAATCTGCAGTTGAAGTTCCAACGCGAGTTGTACCAGTTGAATAAGCCGAAGTTGGTTCGCTCATGGAGTAGTAATCTCCAGTGATCGCATACTGTAGCAAATTCTTCTTTGTTCGAACTTCGCTAATTTGACTTGGAGGAACAACGTAGGTTTGGATTTCTCCATTGAAACATTGTTCTGCAGATTGCTTGCCATGATGGAGTACAAGTTGTGCTTTGTCATATCCGCCCCAAGCATCCTGAGAAATCATTGCTTCAACTGGAACCTTGTAATGTAGCATAAGCCCATCCATCCCGTCAGATGAGTCACCGTCGAATGAAAGTGAATCTCCGCACTTAGCCAAGAACCACCAAGAATCACACCATGATGCACCGCCATCTTCAATTTGTCCGATACGGACACCTGGCTCATCCTTTAGGAAAGAAATTGATGGATCGTAAAAGACTCCATCTTGAGCAGTGATGTTTGATTGGTGTTCAGCAGCGGTTCCAAAGGTGAGTTTTACAATGTTGTCGCTGAAAACGGCAAGTCGAACTGTTGCGTTGTAGTTGTCATCGAGGATTGCTGGATCCCCGCCAAGAGCCACAATTGAAGTTGACTTCCAAGCTGAAGGCATTCCAAGTTGAATTTCCGATTCATCACAAGATGTTGCAGGTGCTACAGCCTTGCAGCGCAATACAACGTCATCGAGTACAGAAACGGATTTTGTATTTCCGATTTCTTCGTGAACTCCGTTGACATAAACATCGAATGAGTGAGTTGTTTCATAATCAATTCCGAAGGTGAGCGCAGCAGATTCCACGCCAGCCATGATTCCGTAGCTGAAGGTGTTAGTTCCTTCATTTGGCATCATTGCTACTTGAGTTGGGATTCCAGCGTCGATTCCGTTTTCGCCCTGGTTTAGTCCGCACATTTGCACGTTGACAGTTGATGCACCTTGGCATCCGTCAAGTCCAGCGGCCTTTACTCCAGTTCCGACTCCGTGTGCAGTTGAGCGATCAATAGCACCATACCAGTTCTGAAGAGTCATTGTGATTGAATCTCCACCTAGACCGTCTGAAGCATCAGTAACGTCGATGGTGACTCCGCCTCCAGAGCCGCCAATTGAAGCAACTTGAACATCAAGATTGCTTTGTCGGACTCCAGAATCATGTGAGTTGTATTGCATAGGACCTTCGCCAGCAACGGTTTCTCCGGTTGCAGTCCATTCGCCTGTATCTTTAGAATATGTGTTATCCCCAGTTGTACTCGTTCCGGCTTGAGTCATCATCCACCCATTATTGATTGTAAGGGTATCTTTTGACATGACGTTTTGGCCGTCATAATCCCTGCTAATTGAAACGCCATCTTGTTCAGATGGTGTTGGATTTCGGTCGATTCCAGTCGTTCCATCTCCATCAGGAACTTCTGCTGAAACTAATCCGATCATTACTGAAGCGAGAAATAGTACTGTCAGGGTTAGTGCTTTGCTAGTCAAATTTGGCGATTGGCCGGTCTGCATGGGAGAGCGTTCGTCAAAGGATGATATATGAAAACAGCGGGTGAAAGTACCCGATATGCACACTTTCAAACTGCATGATATTGACTTCGATAACATCAAATTATGGCTTTTATTGCCCTTCAAAGGATTACAAAGACGCAAAATTCTTTGTTTTCCTTTGCCATTTAATGACCAAAAGACCCATAAGGCGTAAGGCTCAACCTTAGACTCAATGGCTTCATCAAATGCTGTTCATTTTCCACCAGAACTTGTAGCTCTTATTGATCGGGCAATGGAAATAAAGGGCGGTTTTTCTTCGAGAGCAGAATTTGTTCGAGAAGCAGCGAGAAACAAAGCCCACCACATTATCGAGCAAGAAGAAAACAAATCAGCAAAGAAAATAGGGAAGTGGCCGTGATGCATGAAGGTCCTCGACGGCTCCGTTCTTATTACGCAACAAACCACCCCAGGACACGCGTTTTGAAAATGCTCTCTGAACATGGTGATCTAAACATTCACATCATCTTAGCAAAATACAATTCAACGTGGAATAGTGGAATCACAATGTCCGAGTTGGCTGCGGTATTGTCAGGCGATAGCCGATTTGAAAAAATTGGCGAGGAAAAAATACGGAACATTTCTGGAAAATTATACTCTTCGACAATATGGGGGGCTGTCAATGACTGAAGACCGTCTAACTTCTTTCCAATTACACGGCTACAAGAAAGAAGCCCAGCAATTGAAGAAACGTTTGAAGGAATTAGAGCTTCGCCATGAAAGAGTCATTGAAGAAAATGCTCAAATGAAACTGAAAATAAGCAAAAGATTCGTCCGAGTGAATATGGATCGTGAAATATCATTGAGAAGAGAACATTTGATTACTTTGCACAATGTCCTTGAGCATTTACGTTCATACGGTTCTTTAGTACCGCATGAAGATTTTAGAGGATTGGGTTTTCAAGACCACCGCACGCTTCATCGTTCTTGTAATCGCTTTGTTGATGAGGGGTTCTTGCTAAAGGAGCGTTCGAATCCTTCTGTTTTCAAAATGAACCCCGATGTTGCGGGGAATGTCGAATGACCAGGTGCTTCGAGTGCGGTTCCGAATGCGTTGAAATGGTCGGTGTCGTACCGATCCATTCACCACAATTACAGGATTGTCAAAAATATGAATGTTTGATTTGTGGTTGCGAGTTTTTCATTGAAATTCCTTTGGATGGTTTTTGAAAACGTGGGCTTACTGGAGCCTCATGTTTTTTGTATGTGAGAAATGTATGATGGTTCAAAAAAATCCATTTGTATGATAATCGTTTTTTTTGACTCGTTCGCTTGACTGCTTTCCAAAAGAGAGAGAGAGAGTAGTAGTAGTAGTAGTATGTATGATATATTCTATGAGAGAGAGAGAGAGAGAGAGAGAGAGAGAGAGAAGAGATCGGAGAAGCGAGTCAAAAAACAAAATTATTACGCAGATAAGAGCAGATTTCCAAACGCTTTCGATGCTCGAAGTAAATGAAACGATAATCATGCAAGTAAAGGTGAATCTTTTTATCCCTTAATCATCTCGCACAAAAGGTCGGTGAGAAAAATGTCAAGGAAAGATAGTAAGATTTTGAAGATTAGTGGTGGAGCAGTTTCGCTGTATCTCCCAGCAGACGTGAAGCATTTGCATGATTTAGCAAGGATGAATCCAAACATAAATTGCAGCGAATTATACTCGATTGCACTACGCTCGGCTTTAGGCGAGAGTGAAATGAAGCATCCTATGGAAATCATGGTTGAAAATCAGAAAAAAGAAGTTGAACAGATCCAAGAGCAATTAGATTCAGCGCGAAAAAGGCTCCAATCATCAGAAGGCAGACTGCCTTTGGAATTGGCGAAGGCTGATTATATGAGAAATATTCTTGGTCAAACCGGATTAACTCAATTGAGGCAACTAAGAATTTTCTTATTTTTCGATGCAACAACAAGTATCAGCCCTCTTCCGAGAAGTGGTTCTGAAGCTCTAGCAACCTACAAAGAATTACTTTCGAAATATGAACAAACGAAAAGAGGACCGGTTGCTGGTCAAGAATTTCGGATAATTGACAACCTCCATCCTCAGCATTTGATTACAGATGAAGGATACCATTGCTGCGAAATCGGAGATGATTGCGGAGATAGGGAAAGGATAAGCAGGGATGGTCGATGGGAAACAATTCATCACCATGATACAATAGCAGTTCATTTGTGTGACGATCTAAGATACAGGTGTCCTATTCATTGGAACATAAGAAAGTCGAAACATCAAGGAAAACAAATGACTTCAACGGGCGTAAAATCCGTTGCTCGACTCAAACCTCATTGGGAAGAAGAAGAACTCACTTCAGAGCAAATTGCTTTATCTCAGTCTAAACAAACAATTCACAAAGATGAAGGATTTTTGGCTCAAGAAGAAAAAGCGTTATCATCATTTAGGGCTCATTCAGTTATTCAGTGGGCTATCAAATCATGGGGCTTAGAGAATCAAGAAGAAAAACAACTTCTTGACCGCCTTAGAAATGAAAAAGAAACAACTCAACGCGATGAATCGGGCAGAAATCTTCCGAATTGGGCGGGTATGCCATCTGGATCTAATGACAACTTCAAAAATCGTATCCGTGTGATAAATGGTATGACTCCAGGGCAAAAGGACAATTACAAAAAGGAACTACAAAATTATGATTCTCTTGTCAAATCAAGAGGAAATTACATCTTCTCTAAGGTAAGTCAATGGAGGAAATCGGGCGAACAATGGCCTTATGCTTTGATGGAGGACTGGAACGACGATGATCCAATTTATGCCTCTGTTATGGTCTGCAATGAATCAGTCAGTTATGATGCAATCACATCAACCATTTACAATTCAATCTGCTTCGATTTGAATTCTTGTGATTCCTACAAACCATCCGAAACAAACCAACCAGAAATTAGAGGCGGAATGTCGCTTTCGCAACTTCGCCGTCAATTGAATAATCAGTGATTGGCAAAGCCTAAAAGCCTCTAACGTCCACAAAAAAACGTGGGGGGGCTGACAATTCTCACCGGCTTTCGAGGCTCCCTCGCACTTCTTCAAAAATATGCGAATTGATCTAATTCATCCAAAGAGATGATAATGCAGAATGCTCAATTATTTTGCCTATGGACGTTAAACCGACCTTAGAAATGGTCGTCGCAGATGCGCTTGCTTTAGGATATGAAGTAATCGTTTTAGTTGTCGATGACGAAGAAGAAAATCAAATGTGGTGTGCAAATACTGGTTTGTATATCCCTAACCTTGACCCGAATCACGGATACGATTTGAATTTCATAGCTCGAATGGAAAGAGAAGAATTGAGAATATTGGCGGATCAAGCATGGGATGAAGCAATGGAAAAAGCGCATGGTGGAAAAATAAGCACGCTCGAAGAAATTGAAGCGGAAGAATCGCCACGTTATGAAAACGAAAATCTTGATGAAACGGAAATTCCGCACGAAACATGGTTTGACCCAGAAAATCCCGATGCAGTAGTTGATGCTGATAGCGCTTGCTATTGTGGGTGGCTAGGAATTGATGCACCTTCGAAAGAAAACGCTCCCCCTGGTTGCTCATGTTTTTCACAAGGAGGCGAGTAAAGTGAATCAATTTGGTTCTGAAACACCATCATTAGCAATCATAGTCATTATGATTGGAACAGTATTGATTGGCGCTTCAACTTGGAGAAATGCAAAAGGCGAAGGTTGGGGTCTTGCAGTGTTCATGGGTTCACTTCTTCTAGGATTTAATTTGTCAGTCACATTTGCAGTATGGACGTTAGAAGGTCTTGCCGGACTTTTCGGTGGAATGGGGAGTTGGGTTGATTCAGCAACCGATTTAGGCACAGGTTTTGGATTGGTTGCAGTGATGGTTGTTTTATTCGGAACAGCATACATAATGAGCAAAGTCAAATTCGACTTGATCCGTATTGCTGCTTTGGGTACTTTGTATGGAATCTTGATACGTCTATTCACGGACTTTTTGTTCTGGTTGTATTATTCCGGGGTGATTTGAATGTCTTTCGATTCCGATTACACGCCGTCTTTCCAACCTCCCGATTGGGTATTCGGCCCGGTTTGGGCTTTCCTTTACACTTCGATGGCAACAAGCATTGCTCTAACTTGGATCAACAGGGATGAATTGGATAATCAAAATCTTGTTTTTGCTTTATTTGCAGTACAATTAACGTTGAATTTGGTTTGGACTTCTTTCTTCAACGCAGAATCATATCTGCTTTCGACTTTGATTTTGGTCGGCATCATAGCTACAACAACGTACTATGCAATTCTTGTTTATCCGGTTAGCCAATATGCATCTATTTTGGTTTGGCCGTATATTGCATGGGTTTCTTTTGCGACTTTGCTCAATATTGCTTATCTCCTGGAGGCTTGATTTTGAAAAAATCAATTTTACTCATCTCGATTTTGTTATTGCCATTGTTGGTAAATGCGCAAACGGTTTCAGCACAAAGCGTTGAAATTGTTGAAATGCGACTGAATACTGCCATTCAATACCCGAATGACCGACCTATTTCGATAGTTGTCGAAGGTATGGCGTTTCAAGATGACAAACCTTCTCGAACATCAATACAAGTGACAGCAGAACTCAGGTGGCCGAATTCAACACTTGCGCAAACACAAGAACTTTCAGTTCAGCCGGGGATCCGTTCAACTATCACTTTTGATAAAGTGGATACAGTAGGATTGCTTTACATTTATGCTTGGGGTGAAGTGAATGAAGTTCAAAGTACAACTGAAACCCAAAGAACAAGAATTACTTATGCACCACAACAATACACTGCAGGTTTCTTAGAAGGAGGCAGATTCCTACTGACCCCGCTACAAAAGCATCTGAATTTGACAGTCAGCGAATACTTAGATGATGGCAACAGCATTTTACCTGGGCGAACATGGGTATTAAGCAACGGCTCGAACTACTTAGACATTCAAGCTCCGAAAGGATTCTTGGGCGTGAGATACAGCATACAAGATGAAAACGGATGGCTCAATTATGAACGTGCAGATGACAGCGGACTTACAGTTCACGGAACTCCTTATGTTTGGATTTATGGAGATTTAGAACGTGTTGAGCCGTTCGCAACTTTGGTCAGCCCAATTAGCATTTTATTCGGGGCGATAGGATCTATTCTTGTTTTGGTCGGGGCTTCGAGTATCTTCTTCAGAATGCGAGAAGATTCATTGAAGCGGAGAAAAGATGCTGGTACGGACAATATGCCTTCTTGGATGGAAAAGAGAAGGGAAAGGAAATTAAGGCAACAAGCAGAAGATGACTACTGGCGAGGAAGGAATAGATACGGCAACCCGCCATACAGGAGATATTGATTATGCAACCAGACGGAATGGAATTCGACGATCTTATGTTTCAAGACCCAATGCTAATGCAAGAATTAGGACTGCAAATGCCTCAAGGACCGCCGATGCATGACCAATCAAATCTTTCTGACAGAACTAAAGAAAGAACTTCGGTTCCTTCAATCGGACTGATACTTACCGGAATAATTCTCATGTTTTCTTGGGTTGCAGTTCCAATTGGAGGACTTGGGGCGTGGATTTACGGTCCAATCGAAGGATTCTTCGCAACTCCAACGTATTCGAGATTCGAAGCATTTGCTTGTGGTGGACTTTTCATCACTATAGGCGTAGTTGTTTCAAGCATGATCACAAATTCATGGCCGAGAGTAAATTGGGTTGAAAATGACCCTGGTATTCCTCGGGTGACTTACCTGAAGAAAATTGAAGATACAGGCAGCGCCCTCATCTTGACACGCAGAGATAAAAAAAGAATCAGAGTTCCTAAAGACCTTTCATCGAGATACAAGGCTAAAGTCCACGTCACGGCGAACGTGCTAGAGATAGATGCTCGACCCGGCAGTGATTGGGATATTGAATTCCGAACTACTGCAGGTTCAATGTCAAGAGGACAAATACAGGCTGAAGAAGATTTGGCAATGCGTCAAGGATTCCGCGAACAACAACTCGAAGAGATTGCACAGCAGTATGTAGCAGGTCAAATGGATCAGATTGAAGGTGTTCAATAATGAAGCGATACATGAGAAAGAGACCGACAAGTTGGAGATACGGACCTAAAACAAAGTCCGTTTTTCATTCAAGGATGATTTGGAACCCAATCACCCAGAGGCATATTCAAAACAACAAAAGAAATCGCCAGTCGATCATAAAGCAGGTTCTCAAACACAGGCAAAACAGGCTTGTTTTGATTTCATGCAGCAAAACAAAAGCGTTCAAAGGCCAAGAATCGCTAAAAGCCAAAGATGCCTATTGTTCTCCGCTATTCAACAAATCAAAGGAATGGGCTGAAGGCAAAGGTTTGAACTGGGCTGTCATATCTGCAAGACATGGCGTTGTATGGCCGAACCAAGAAATAGAAGATTACGATTTAACCCTTTCAGAGCTGTCGAAGGAACAAAAAAAGAAATGGGCGGAAATGGTCAGTAGCCAACTTTACATTTGGAGCCTCGATTCATCAGTTGAAAATGCTGAAGAAGAACCACAAGTTATTGCATTGGCTGGAAAAGCATACACTGAACCATTGAAAAAAGGTCTCAAATCCTTCTTCAAAGAAGGCGGGCGTGAGATAACCGTTGAAGAGCCACTTGAAGGATTACAAGTCGGTCAAAGGCTATCGAAATTGACCAAAGAAAATGAATTGAATTACAGCGCACTTTACAAAGCAACAGGAGTGAAAAGACATGGCTGAAGGAAATGGTACACCTGCATTCCGTCCGAGATCGGGCAGAGATTTGTTCATGGTTCCTCAATCGGATCGTTTGAATGACCAATTCCGTTTAGTCGATACCCTGGTTCTTTCAATGACCGATTCATGGGCTTATTTGCCTCCAAGAGCTAAACACATTCTTTGGTTGAAACTCGCTAGTTGCGATAGGAACTTTCTCGAACAATGCGGAATGCCTTTAGAAAATGGTATTTTGCTTCATTGGTCGATGTGGCCTGACGATTTAGGGGATTATGCACAAGCAGTATCATTGCGCTCAAGCCGTCAGCAACTTGAATATCTTGAACCCAAAAACGTCGCAATGGCTTCAGCAATACGTCAAGCAGAAATGGCTGAAAACACATCGAGGCTACAAATACAACTCGCTCAAATACTACTTCGACTTTCACAAAATGGCGCTGATCCAAACGAATTAGCCAAACTATTCTCGAAAGATAGATTCGACAAAGAATCAATCAAGACTGTTTTGATGAATGCAGAACAAGCAACACAAGAAGCACAAATGGAGGCTCCAATTCCTCAGCCTATCCCTCAACAAATTCATCAAGAGCAACAAGAAGGCGTATGGGTCGATTCAACCGATGGCCCGGTTTATGTTGAATCGCAACCAGAGCAACAACAAAACATCGACGTTGGAGAATGTTCGGAATGTGGAAACAATGCTGAATATGTCAAAGGAGAAGACGAACATGGACCTTACATGATTGATATTTGCTATCCTTGCTATGAGCGTATGAGATCCGATGAAGAAGGAGAACCGATTTACGACGAATCACATATTGATGAACTTCTTCAAACAATGGATGACGGACCTACAAACGATGAAGAACTGATGAGTTTGTCAGAGCAATTTGAGATGTACCAAGATGAAAAGGATAGTGAAGAATAATGTCAGGTGCAGAAAAATACCTCAATTGGGCGGATTTCAACAAAGTTTGCATTTCAAAAGGTATGCCTCCAGAAATTTTCGCAACGCTTCGCAGAACGTATCGAACTTATTGTCAAGGCGGAATCGACATGACTACTTTGAAGTGGTTCTTCACAAGATGGGCTCCGTGGGCGAAGGTTGTTCCAATCAATGCCGACTCATTACTTGATGAACCAGATGGTCAAAAAAAATTAGGCCCAATGGTTCTTTATCCTTCGAACCTGCTATTACAGGGTTTCATTTGTGAATTCAAAGCCGATATATGTTTTCTGTATGGAGATCGTGGAATGGGGAAGTCAGTCGCAAGTTATGGTATAGGCGAGATTTGGCTAATACAATCAAGGAATTGGAAATTATCACAAGAATTTGGCGCTCCTAGAGTTTATGTGTATGGCGACGTGAACGGCTACGTTCCTTCAGAGCCAGGATGGTTTAGATGCCCTGACTGGTATCAAGTTAGCAGGGATGCTGCAGATTTCCCATTGCTTGAAATTTACGACGAAGTGCCGATCCAATTGAGAAGCGGGGCAGTATCCAAAGAACAGAAAAAATGGGCCGAAAAATTGACGCGTTCAAGGCACATGAACGTCTGGACGATTATGAACATGGTTCAAGCTAGAATGGCTTCCAAGCGCGGAAGAGAAATGGATGCATTGACATTAGACCGGTTTTCAGGTCTTCGCCAACTCCGAGAAAGAATTGAAGATATGCCGATTAGAGCATTCAAGGACATTTACAGAAGAATGGTTCCTGAGATTCGAAGACATGACCCAGGTATAGCAATGACTCAATTGAATGAGGATCAAGGTGATGCTGGTACATGGATTACTCTTTACGAAACACAAAAAGCAAGTTGGTTCGAATGGCGAGAAGAAAATAAGAAATTGAAATCGCTAATTGATTCAGCAGCGCCCTGGCCTCCAGAATGCGTAAAAGAAAGAGCAGAACAATTAGCGAAGCCAATTCATGTTAAGGTCATGGCCTCTTTAGGAAATGATGAGAAAGAAGCATACTGGAAAAGCATTCTAGGAATTACACCCAATGAAGACAATGAATCAAAATTGATGAATCGGCTTTGCCGACATTTGCTAAGGGGCGCTGGGCTACAATGGGCTGCAATAGGTGAAGTCCTAGAAGGAGAAGAAGGAACTCGGAAAGAGAAAATGGGCGGTGGCGGAACATTACAAAGATGGGGTCATCGAAATAAATTTTCAAAATGCAATGATGAGATTAAAGAGGCGGCAAAAGCGCTAGAAAATGAGATTCCACCACGCAACAAATCTCCCGTTTGTTGGGGATTAAACATAGGGGTGATTGGGGTTGATTGAGAAAATTCTAGTTTCATCTCCTTATCTGGATATTTTTGCTGCAAACGTTAAGGCCATTACATACACGCGAGTAGTCCTTTCTCGACAGACAAAATCAAAATATACTGATCCAATTTGTTTTGATTTTAGAGATAATCAGACAGAATCAGATGAAAATAGACCAGAAATATACCAAAATAACCCCCAGTATCACACTGCTTATCGGATTATATTTGATAGCAAACCGATCAGCTTGAAGGGATGGCAAGAAATGAAAATCAGGAATAGTGCCAGCAAAAGCATAGCAAATAGAACTCAGTTGTTTAGTGCTGATCTATTTCCGATAAATCAAGGGGTGAATCAGCTTGAGTAGCGTTCTCGAAAAAATCCAAGCCAAAGAACTCAGCAGAGTTCATTCGAAGATGCAGAACCTAAGAGTCATACAATTAGGGATTCTTTTGATTTGCGGATTGTACCAAACATTATGCGTGGTATTCTGGTTGGCAGTGTCAGGTATGCCTAATGCGATTGACAATGACCCAGGACTGCCATTTGTCTTTGACGTAGCAATGGCAGCATCAATGGTCATAGTTGGGGCTATGACGTTTGTTTCTTTGTGGCAGATGAATTCATGGATCCCTAGAAGACTGAAGAAAAATAAAATCAAATCTAAGTGGGATGAAGTACCAGGGCCGATGCCTGGTCCTAAAGCGTCAAAGAATGCGTCTAAGTGATCAACTGAAGCTATTGTAAAATAGATCCTGTTGCTCCTTGAAGCATGGCTCAGGTTATTCGCAACGGTGAATCTAAAGCATTATCTTCTGAAGAGATGAAAGAAAGGTATGGAGCCTCTTCACTACTGACTACTTCAAATGCTAAAACGGTGAAAGGCGAAAAGTATGGTTATCGAACCTACATCATGCACCTTTCTCCATCAAATCTTTCCGGAAATAACACCTGCCCTTCAGCCTCAATGGGTTGTGCCGCCGCTTGCTTGAATACATCGGGAATGGGTTGTTATGGTACGGTTCAAAATGCTAGAATCGCTCGAACTAAATTCTTCTTCGATGACCGAGAAAATTTCATGCTAAGGCTCGAAAAAGAAATCGAATCAGCGATTAAATCCTCTAAAACAGCAGGTTTCAAACCCACGTTCAGATTAAATGGAACTTCGGATATTCGATGGGAGAGAATAAAATTCGGCAAGGATCGTAAAACAATTTTTGAAAAATTTCCAGAAGTACAATTTTACGATTACACAAAAATTCCCAATAGACAAAGAAAACCCGCAAAAAATTATGAATTGGTGTTTTCACGTTCCGAAGAAAATGAAAGATATGTCAAATCAGCAATGGATAAGGGGCAAAACGTTGCAGTTGTTTTCGGAACTCCGCCAGGACTCCCCGAAAAATGGGGTCCAGAAGGAGGGAAACAATGGAAAGTCATTGATGGCGACAAATCCGATTTGAGATTTTTAGACCCTCCAAAGTCCGTGATCGGTTTGACTGCGAAAGGGCGTGGGAAAAGAGATACAACCGGATTCGTACTCTATGGAACCGGAGTCATTGACATTAACAACTTGAAGGATTATCGAAAAAGAGCAGCAAAAGACACTTCGATTCTTGGTCAAAGAAAGATAGATGGCAAAGATTACGTTCCGATTCAATCCAAGCTCTCTAGGTCGGCAGCAGAAAGAACTGCAGAACTATTACGTTCAACTGGGAGAAACGCTAGAATTGTTTCCCATCGACCAGAGATTGCAGGGGTGACAAAATCAGCCTTTGCTGTCTATACCCCCGGAGCATACGCTAGAAAGCGCTCAGGGGCGCTTAAGAGCATCAGAATCAATGCTCCCACAAGGAAGTACAAGATTCACGCTTGAAAGACCTTAGAATACAGCCAAGCAAAAGGCAAAGCAATGAAAATCAATGGAACTAGGAACCAAGCAAGAATTAGCATCAACCAATCTTTCGTTTTGTATTCTTTGATTTTTTGAGAAAAAGTTGGCGGAACATATTGTTTAGGCCATTTCAATTTCTTCAACCGATCCGCTAATGGCTGTAAATCCGAAATTGAGAAAAATTCAGCATTTTCAGCCTCCCAAATGATACCTTCTAATTCATTGACAACTCCATCAATATCAGATTGACTCATTTTTCTCCCTCCGAAGGCACCCTTGTTCTCAAAGATTCCCAACCACATTCACAAACTTTGGATATTGCTTCGACTTCGCCATGGTATCTATGATACATGGTTTTCAACAATCTGGAACCACATAGGCCACATTTTAGGTGCATCAAACCAACCTCGATTTCAAACTGAAATAACTGATGCCGTTATCCGTAGGCAGCAATTCATGTTCAATGATTTTCCATTCTCTTCTTGTGAAATATCCAGGGTCGGTTTTCTTTATTCGAGCCTTCTTGGATCTAACCGCCCTAATTGTACCATCATGCTCATGTTTCCATTCAAAGGCTCTCATTCAATTCCCCCTGGTTATTCAAACAAGCTCTAATCGCTTTGTGATCAACTTCAACTTCCCATCGAGTCCAATGCATGATTTCTTCTTTGTAAGCCCATTCCAACAATTCATCATCAGTCAAACTAGCCAAATCATCGAACTGGGTAAATTTTAGGCCATGCATTTCTTCAATAATTTTCTTCAATTCATTCAAAGTGTTAGATTTTGTAGCAGTGTAAAGAGAACCTTCGCCCCAAACCCAACCTTCAAACATACCTCTCCCGCTAACTGAGCATTGTCTAGGGTATAACTCACTGAATCGGCCTGAATCGCAATCCTTGACAAGCATTCCAACAATTCGGTTATACATCATCAAAGCAACCGAAGGAGTTGTGAAAAAATCATATTCTGTTTGACCACGTTCTCGATTATTCAATATTACGTCGCATAGATGCAGGGCATCAGTTGATGAAAAACTGACTCCTGAAGGATACAATGATTCCGCCCTGTATTCTGTTTTGTGATTGACAAGATAGCCGACCTTCAATGAATTTTCAAAATTCCACGGAATCACATCTTGATTTTCTTGTGGATCACATTCATCAAATATCTCGCGCCAAGCCGACCTAAATTCGCCCTCACTATACTCGACCAATTCCGGAATACCGCTTGTGACGGTGTTGATTAAACGTACTTCGAACATCATACTCCCTCCAGGTGTTCATGCACAAGTAAGGCCATGATTGAATCCCATTGACTATCATGTGCAGACAATCCTTCGGTTTGTGATTTGTCGGAATCACTTAGATCAAGATAGGAAAAGGCAGTGACCAATTTCAGCCACCTGTAATTCCCATGATATTCTGAATAATGACCCCATCGTTCTGAAGCTCGCAACATTATGCAAGCCGTATCTTTTCGACAACCGCAATCTCCATCAAGACTCGATACTTCAGACCAATGGTTAGCATAGTTGTCGCAGCATTCTTGTTCGAAGATGAATGAAGGCATCCTAGAAGTTATTGTATTCGCATAAGGCAAAGAATTCAAGAAATCAAAATCAAATTGCCTATTGTATGCAAGAATTCTTATTTTTTGAAGGTGATAGCCGCCAAATTGCGAACTTTCGAATCCAGCGTTCCTCAAAGATTTTCTCAATTGCATTTTTAATTCTTCAATTGCAGTGTAATAATTGATTTCATGCTTTGAAATAGCATCAACGCTAAATCCAGTTATGTTCAATGCTTCTTCGAGTTCGTGAGAATTTTGCTGATTCAATCTTTCCATATCGGGCCGTATCAAAATATTTCCCGAACTGATTTTTCCAGCCAATTCGGGTTTTATACTGGGGGCTCCAGGTATTTGTTGACTCTCATTGGGATTTCTAAAAGCCCAGCCTATGCTGATCACTTGACACCTTTCTGAATCTAAGCCTGTTGTTTCTGTATCTATGACAATATCAATCAATTTCATTCCTCCATTTTTGCATTTTTTCTTTGTAATTTGCCTGATTTTAGCAATTTTTTCGCTTCGGGCATTTTCATGCCTTGAACGGTTTTCCGCTTACTCCTTTTCTCATCTTGGGCGGATTGAATGGTATGCCTCAATTGCATTTCTGGATCAGCATTCCAATTGCTACGTCTTTTTTGCATATCTCTTTGAATTCTTTCTTTGTCGCCCGGAGCATATTTTCGTTTAGCGTTCTTAGCTCTTTGCTTCGCCCGTTGTGAATCATCAATCCAATATAGCGCAGTTGCTCCAGATACTCCATGAAATTCACCAATGATTCTGTATGAATAACCTGCAGTTCTCATTTCTTTCATCGACTGGATAATCTTAGGCGTGACCTTGTAGCGACGATCTCTTGCTGGCATTATTGTCCGCCCCCTAATTCAAGAACGTCTTTCCCAGTCAATTCTCTGTATAATAAAACGCGCCGATTGAATAATGATTCAATCCTCACTGCATCAGGTTCTTGCTTTTCGAGAATGGTCTTTTTCAAAATCTTCAACAATTCGGGACGTTTAGCAAAAATTGTTTGAACCGGTATTTCGTAAAGATAGACCGCTTCGACCAATGCATCGAGGCATTCTCTAGCAGCCTGTTCCCAGGAATAATCTTCGACGTAATGGATCTCTTCAGTCATTCTATCAACTCCTTGCCATCTCGAAGGTCTTGCTTGTGCTTTTGGTAGCAAGACATACACAATCCCGAAGGATGAATACCGCCCATCATTTGTTCTTCTTCACATTTCCAAGTCGTACACAATTCAATCATATCCATTCCTCTCTAAATTTTTCATCTCGCTCTTTCGCATTGTCTTGCATTATATCCCTGTAAATACGGTCAAAACCAGAAGGGTTGCCGTTTTCACGTTGGCATATAGAGTCGAAAGATTCCGAAAGGTGCTTTTGACAAAGACCGCCTTCAGAATAAATAATTCCTCGAATAATGCGATTTACAGCTTCACCGACTATTTCAGAATCGGCGGTATCTAAATCATCCATCAAAATATCAACAAAGAAATGCGAATGTATTGGTTCGCTGCAGGTCGAAACGTTGCATTGTGTTTTTTTGCCCCGATAAGGCGGTTGAGTACATTCAGCACAAGAAGACTGTATCAGCAATGTCATTTTTTGACAGTTGGGGCATTTACCGATCTTGTCATTCAAACTTTGCTTCAAATCGACCACCCCGCAATAGAATCTGGGAGAAGTGGGTTGGCGGCAATGACCGATGAAAGATTTGAGCGAGATGTTTTCAAAGGAGGAATTTCAGTAGGTGATTGGTCTTTGCCGCCATAATTCGACTTTGGCATTCGCTTCTTATTCTTTGTCCTTGTTTTTCTTCTATTGCACATTTCTTCTTTACAAGAGCCACAAACGACAGAAACAATACCGCAACCTTCGAGAATCGGGTTGGGAAAAGAAGCATCACATATACGGCAATCAATATTTTTAGGCAATGTAATGCCTTTTGATTTCCAAATCTTCATTCTTTTAGTATGTCCGACGTTCATTCCGACTTCTCCTTAGCAATTTTATTTTCCCTTTGCTTCAATAGCCTTTCTAACTGAATATGAATTTCTTTGCACCCGTTCTTGAACCGCTTATGTGCTGTTTCATCGAAAGGTTTGCCTTCATCATCAACGTCAGCGCCCATTTGCCGCGCCAAGTCTTGAAGTCCGTTCATGTTTGCATCCGATCCATAGATGAGGAATTTGAGAATGTGATATTCTGCATGATGCCTGGTCTTTGGCCTTTCTATTCGCATTCATTCACCTCGTTTTGCTGAACGGAACCAAAATCATACAGAGTTGTTTCTCTTGGAATTTGGTTATTACAAGTCCAACAGATCCATGTCGGACAAGTTTCGGAATTACCATCACGGCTTATTTCTCGAAGAACCCCGAACTGAGCCGGTCCATCACAAAGGAAACATGGCCCTGCACCCACAGTAGCAAAGTGGTCTTGGTTTCGATTTGGATTCATAGCCCAATAGCGCCTTCTTTGCCTTTCAGACAACTCAACGCTGCAAGTCAAACACCTTTTCAAAACACCAGTTGAATAAATCACGGTGCAATCCTTTCCGCAGTCATCACAAATCACAAAAGCCACCTCATAACCATTGAAGCTAAGATAGTTCGCTCAGAACGATTCATGGTTCTTGAAAGCGCTTGGATTTCAATTAGCGACATTTCCCCCCAATCTTCGTCATTTTCTTTTTTGATTTTGTTCACGGTTTTTTTCCTGTTGATCGCTTGGCGAGCAATTTCGTCTTTGACAGTCCAGGCTCGAACTTCTTCGGAATCCCTTTCGGATTGCTCAATCCATTTTTTGTTGCCGAAAGATGCTTTAGAGACAAAGCCATCCTCGTTTCTTTGGATATTGTGAATTTCATATTTAGAACCGACAGCGATTGCTTTCGTACTCTTGTCAGCACCAAAAGGGCATATTTCCCCTTTCGGGTCAATCCAATGTACGGATTTGCCCCCATCTCTTAGCCCTGCGTAAATCCAATTCTCGATGCCACCGGTCATTCAAACAAGCCTCCAATTTCCTTCTTCATCAAAATATCCCAACTCGACGTTGACAATCATTTGTGCATTTTCTGGAACTGAACTCAAACGCTCGGTGATCCATTCGAGAATTTCCTTCGGGGTTTCGCTCATTCAATCACTTCCAAGTTCTTGAGAATGAACCCATATTCTGCAAATGGGTCTGGTGAATGCAACCCTGGTGCTGGCTCGCTAACTAAATCCGTCAACGATCCCCAAGTTGCATTGTCAGCGGTTTCCGTATCCCAGTCATACACAATACCCTTCTTAACCAAAGAAGCCATTGCCCCCCTCATCACATTCATGTTGTTTTCATCATGGTAAATGTAGCCACAAAAGCCGTGTCCTTCACTACTGAACTCATTGTTCACTAACAATTCGATGACTCGCATTTCAAGAGGCGTGACAGCAATCATTCGACCACCCCGATTTTAGACATTATGATGAAATGATGGCCGACGTGAGGGTGATACAGTTTCTTTTCCCCTCCAGTGAACAAACGATCCATACTGAATCCGCTGGGGCATGAGGCAGCATCAGCGTGAATGGTGACGTGGGGTGAACCACAAGGGCATTCCTCGATAACATCAATTGATTCAACCCGGCCTTCAATCCATGATTCCGTACTTAGGATGGTGTAAGGCAAACCATTTCCAAAGAGAAGTTGCTCCCCGTTTTCGGTTTTCATTCTGAACATCACGTTGTCGTAAGAGCGAACGGTCATTCCAACTTCTAAGCAATCGCCATTGACCAAATGCGGGCCTATTGTAGCTTCATCGTGCGAGTTCACGATCCCCTGCATTTTTTCGCACCTGGCGTATTCTTGCTTTCCGTCATTCCAATACTTGTTTTCCGCTGAGTCAATCTGAGTCATATTTACTCCGATAAGCAACTCGCTTATATCTCTTTGCCATTCTTTCGATTACTTTTGCAGACATTAAACAGAAGTTATTTGGATTTTTTAGCGAGTTATTTGCATAATATCGACGCATTTAAGTGCTTAACCAGGCTCGGAGTTCTATGAGCAGCCGTTCAAGAAGCCAAATTAGCCTACATACTGGTGGTCAATCAGCCACTATGGAAGAAATCAACATGATTAAGCGACCATCTAAAACAGAAAGTTATGCTCCTGTTTCTCATGGTCAACTGATCGAAATAATCAAGCAAGAAGCAGAAGACCAATTGCATGATTACAATTTCCTCGATGAGCATTATGGCCTTTCTCCAAAGAACGGGGAAAACACGGGCGCAAAATTGTTTGGCGTATTATCCTATGAGTCAGACATAAGCCCGGATATTTCACTCTCTATTGGATTAAGAAATTCTTACGATCAGTCGTTAGCAGTTGGTGTTTGCATGGGCGCTAAGGTTTTCGTTTGCGACAATCTAATGTTTTCTGGTGACATTCGAGTGTCGAGAAAGCATACTGGAGATGTTCTTGAAGACGTTCAAAAAATGATTTCAAATTCTATGTCTATTGCTCCAATGAGGCATCGAGATTTGCTTAGAGATGCAGAGTCGATGAAGGACTTCGACTTGAATGACGATGAAGCATGGTCGATTTTGGGAATGGGATACGGTCGAGGAATTCTTCGACCAAGACAACTTCTTGCATCAAAAGAAGCATGGCTCAAACCACCCCAAGAAGAATTTGAAGACCGCAATTTATGGAGTCTTTACAATGCTATGACTGAAGCATTGAAATCTTCTTCAGCTAGAGATGTTCTCGAATCCCATTCAAGGGCGCATGGCTTGGTAATGAACCAGGGCATGAAAATGTTGAACGGAATTGAAGTAAGGCAGGTCGCTTGAGGGATTCCATGATTGATGAGGAAGAATGGGATAAAGCGATCTTACAACGGATTGACGATTTGATAAGGGCATTACCTTTACTTGCTTTCTTCGCTTTCATGTTAGTGTTTATTTTTTGGTTATGGGACACGGTGTTTTGAATGACAGAAATCGAAGTATGTCTTTTGTGCGGTGAATCAACCGTTCAATGTCAATGCTGCCCCGATCCTTTAGTGCAATGGCACCTTATCAGGCACAAATTGACAGATTTAGCAAAAGGATTAGCCCAGCAAACAAATCAAAAAGCCACACCCCCAGCATTCATTTCACCTTTCGACCAAATCCAAGAATTAGGGAAAAAATTGATTTTGATTGAGGGTTGCGATCCAGATTGCGACTGCAGAATTTGTCATTCCGAAGAAAGAAATGCCTGGAGCGCCGATTATCCAAACGTTCCAAGTGAAAATAAAATAGACACTTTTTACGGTCCAATACCCGAAATCTTCATTGTCGAATTGTGCCAAAACGATGACTACAGAATCACCGATTGGGAGTTTTTCAAGTCAAGAGAAGCAGCAATAGCATACATTGGGGCAGTGAATGATGGATATTGGGGCGACGTTATGATCGCCCAAGATGCTGTTCACAAAGTTTCATGGTCGCAAGCAAAGAGCTTCAGAACCGCTTTAGAACTGTTCGAAGAAAAACATGGTGATGGAGAAGCGAATGCCTGGGATTCATTCGGAAAAAATACTTGTGAAGAGTGCGGAGGACTAGTCGATGCACTTGCAGAAACCAAGAGAAGGAAAAGGTTAGACCAAGAATTGTGCAGTTGTGGTGAATAAATGGATTTAATGTTTGTAATATCGCAATGCGTTGCTTGTGGAGAACTTGTTTCATACAATCCATACAAAGTACCATCATTGAGGATCAATGGCAACAGAGAGCCTTTGTGCAAAACCTGTTTTCAAAGGTGGAATGAAATTCATCGAACTAGCAAAGGACTCGAAGCGGTTTATCTTCACCCCGATGCTTACTCCCCCGTGGAGGAAATATAATGAGGCTCGAAGTAAGGTGCCTTTGTGGATTATTTGGCCGTCTAAAGTCAACTGGAGTTATGAAAGAAGGCAAAATGGTTTGTACGTTTGCTTGCGTATGCGATAATCCTAAACCAGATTATGAAAACCCATATCCCTATGTTTGAAACAATCTCGGCCAACCTGCATACAAAAGATAACTAGCGATTGGCAGCGTAATTAAGAATATCAACCACCCCGTCCAATCTTCACCATCATCTATTACAATTCCACCGCCGCCAGTATTTACACTGCCCGGATTCGGACTGACGTTTGAACTGTCACCCGAATTAGACGGATTTCCATAATTCGAAGAATCATCATTCGTTCCAGAACTAGAATTCTCATCATTCGTTCCAGAGCTGGAATTGTCATTTGTTGATTCGGAATTATCACCAATCCCGTCGCCGTCAGAATCCATTGTTTCGGTTGGATCTAAAGGGAATGCATCTTCTGTATCATTGACACCATCTCCGTCATCGTCATTGTCAAGCATATCGCC